GGGGGGGGAGGGGTCTCTTTCCCTCTCCCTCTGATCTTTATCTCCCTCTGCATCTCCTTCTGCTTAGGTCCACTTTTGTCCACACAGTCCACAGAGTCCACGGGGGTGTCAACAGGGCTGTCCACAGAGTCCACAGGGCTGTCAACGGCCTTCTCTTTGGCCCTCTTTTTCGCCTGCCATGCCGTCTTGTAAGCGCGGCGATCGTCAGGATCCCTAGAGTCCCTGTACTTTTGGTAATTCGTAATCCTCCAGCCCCAATTGCGCCCAGGGTCGAGCGGTATAATTCGTCTCCCGTCCTCATCTGGACTCCGCGAATGAGGGTCCGGAGAGGCAAGGATGCCGATTGCCCTTTCGACGTCATCAAGAGGGAGGTTGAGCCGCCTGGAGAGAGCCGGGAGCGTCATGTCGACGACCCCGTCCTTCTCGGCTATGGCCAGCATGAGGACGAAGGCGAGCCGGGTGACCACGTCGACGTCCATGATAGTCCCGTCGACGATGCTCGAGTACAGCTTCACAAAGGACACGATCGGGTCGCCTCCCGGTCGAGCTCCCGTAGACGCTCGAAGTCCTCGAGGGATACGATGACAACCGCGGGCCGGTTGTAGCGAGTGAGGAGGACGCTGGCACCTTCCTGGACCTTTTTCACGGTCCCCGAAAGGACGGACGGTAGCTCACGCAGGCCGATTTCTTCCATACCGACCAGGTTGTCAGACCTATTGACCATTGTCAACACCTTTGCCTAATCATCGGTATCCGCCCTTCCAGGACGAGCGGGGAGACCTCCCGGCCCCTGGCGGCAGGGAGACCGGTTCGAAAACCGACCAAGAGGCCTCTCCGCGCTCGGTCTGCAAATGCCTTCCCGTGGCCTCCGGCGTCCGGCGTTCCTCATCCGGAGTAGGAGCGTGGTCCACGGTTCCGGTCTCGCTCCCCGAGGCTGCGGGGCGCGTCACGGACGGCTTCGTGATGGGTCGAGGGTGCTTGTGCTGCTCGTAGTTCACGGGAAGGTACCATTCGCCGCAGGTCCCACATCGTGCGCGCTTCTCCGTGTAGTGCCGAAGTCCGGCCTTCGGTTCGACGCCTCCGCAGGTCATGGCAGCCGGAACCCCACGACGTCGGAGCCCTCATGGCGGTGGACCGTCAGCGGGTAGCGCCCGGCTTGAATCGTCAGAACCTCTTTGAAAAACGCTCCCAGCGAAACCGATGCGCAGCCCGCGCCCGTCCGGGTGAGCTTCCATCCGTCCTTCGCGTCGGTTCCGGCCAGGCAGAGAAGCCGTAGATCGCGGTCGAGCAAGACGTAGACTCTGCCGCCGGGGACGAGACCCGAGAGCTCCACGCCCCGTCGGTTGAGGATGATCCTCCCGTTGGCCGCCCTGGTGACCGTCGCCATGGGAAAGGGGCAACACTGCTTGCCGCGAGCGGGCCGCTGGTACGTCTCCCAGGCCATTATGACGCCAGCTGCCCAGTCGTGTCGGCGCCGAGAAAGGCAAACCACTGCCTGGCGCCCCGCATCAGGAGGCCCTGGCCGCCCCTGTCCGCTTGACGGGCACGACAGAAACGACGTTTTCGTCACTGAGATACTTCACTACCGCGGCGCGGATTGTCGCGGCCCTCGACCACACCGGACCGGATTCCCTGTTTTTCCTATCCCTGAGACTGTCGATGGCGGCGATCATCCCAGGCGGAAAACCCACGTTGATCTGTTTCATAGCATCCATACACCTACGATAGGACTACCATAGGCTAAAGTCAACAGGAATCTCCGGTAATCCCGGGGTGTTCTATTTCGCGCCCCGTAGGCGTCCGGAGACGAGCTTCCGGGTCATATGGAAACCGTGGTAACGTTGCGGCTGGGCCTGCCGAGCTTACCTCGGCAGGAGCCATTCTTGGGCGCCCAAGCGTCCCCTTCACGTCCTCCGGCTCCGGGGTTCACTTCAGCCCCGGGGCCAACCCGACCGAGCTGCGGTCGCAAGGTCCTCTTGCGGAAAAAGGGTCAGTTTGCCAAATTTCGCATACTGAAAACTTGCCCGCGCGCCGAACGGACCTACTCGAGCGCCGCGTTGGTGACTCCTGGGCTTGACGAATCCAGGAGGAACTCCCAACCCTGCCCCGTAGCGACCTCGACGACCCGAAGCTCGTAGGACCGTCCCGAGCTCAAGCCGGTGGCGGAGAACACGTAGGCGCCTCCGGGTCGCGGTTGGACGTTGGCCAGGAGCTCCCATTTCCCGGGCGCGGAGAACCGGAAGATGACGGATCCCTCGTTCCCGCTGACGACGACGCCGTCGAGGTAGCCCATGTCGCCGTCCCTTCCCGAGCTCACGAGGAACCGGCCCGCCCTGAGGTAGCAGAGGTTGTCCTCCGACGCGTCGCATATCAGAGGGGGAGGCGAGGGGGGAACCTGGGGGGTGGCGTCACGGTCAATTTCGTATCTCAGGCCGGCGCCGTGCATCTGCACCAGTCCCTGAGGGCCGGCCGCGAACGGCGGCCGCTGACCGGCGATCTCCACGTCGAACGTCTCGCCGGAAGCTGTCGCCGGGAAGCTGGCGGAGAGATGCGGCGGCGTGCCCGAATCATAGCCGGCGGAGATCTTGAACTCTCCAGGCGCGACGTAGGTGTCGAACCCGGTCAGCTCGTGGCAAGTCACGACGTTCGGCGGGAATGAACTGGAGAAGGTGATCGTCTCCGCCGGCGCGGAGCTCGACACGACGACATCGACGACGAAGGATAGGGGCATGACCCAATCGTTGGACAGGCACACCGTCACGCTGGTGACGGTGCCCCCGTTGGCAGTGGTGCCGAAGCCGGACATCGTGTGGTAGGAGCCATCGGGCGGCCACAGCCAGTCCAGGGAGCCATCGTAGAAGGAATCCGACCGGGCGATCAAAGGCGAGGCGGTCGCGGGGAGGAGAAAGGCGAAGATGAGCAGAGTAGCCGGCTTCATTCTCGGTTGCACCCTCGGCACTGACGGTTATACGGAAGCCGACCCAGGGCGACCGATCTTCTGACCGTTTTGAGCGTCGCCCACTTCAACACGGACTCCGTTCCACAAGCACATCTCACGATACAACGAAGGGCACACCCGGTGACCCGCCTGCCATCGGCGCCGATTTCCCTAGGCAGGATTCCGATGACTGTCCAAGAGCCCGCCCTAAGACCCAACTTCCGCCGTAGGTCGTCGGGAATTCCTGACGGGTGCTCCGCGAACTTCATGCCACTATCCTGTCCGCTCAGTCCCGGAGCGTCAAGTTGCGAACGTCAAAACGGCCGAGCGATGCCCGACCGTTTCCCACTCTGGCAGATCGCCAACGACGGCGCTGCCTATCTAGCATTCAGCGTCCGGTTCACGCCGAGGTCCACCCGGATCCCTCGCCCGGTTGCGGTTCAAGCGCGTCTCTTGCACATTGCTGGCTCTCGCGTTTTCTGGTGTGGTTATCGCCCGAACCCCGGGCTATGGGTCTCATGTTCCCCGGCGTGGGGACCGGTTGGCGCTATTCTATCATGCCAAATCCCGCAGCCGTTTATCCGAGGCGCAACAACTTTTGCGACCGGACCGGGTCTAAAGGTAGGTGGGATCTCTGGACGCAATGATCCAGAAGGCCCAGGCGAAATTCCTGGCCGGCTGGATCTCGAAGGCCAAGGCGAAGGGCGACGAGCGCTTGCTGAGCAAGTGCTACCAGACCGCGGCCGTGCTGGATCTGTCTCACCTCGTACCCTCACACTTTGCCCGCGGTTCGGCGCCCGGTATGACCGGCCGCGAAATCGTAAGGCGGGTGCTGGCGAGAGGACCCTGACCCACGCCCGCTCCTCAGTTAGGATACCGGGATGAGCCCGCTCCCGGTATCGCCCGATCAGGTCGACGCATGGCTCGAGCTCCGCAAGTTCGCCCCAGGCGCCGCCGCTCTGGTCTTCGGAACCCTGTGGCTGTGGTGCATGCTGAGAATCATCAGGGACCACTGCGACTGGATCCACCGGGGGCGACGCGAGGCATACCTTGCCGGCCGCAAGTCGATGCGGCGCGGCGATCCAGGCGACGAGTAAGACAGGCGCGCAGTCGAACGCGGCCCGGTTGCCCGTAGTCCCGCGGTGTTGGGACCAGCTCCAGACGGGAAGGAACGATCTGCACGCCCGCCCAAACGGCACAGGAGCGGCACACCAAACGGCACAGGAGCGGCACAGGAGCGGCACACCAAACGGCACAGGAGCGGCACACCAAACGGCACAGGAGCGGCACACCAAACGGCACAGGAGCGGCACAGGAGCGGCACACCAAACGGCACAGGAGCGGGGCTCATGATCCACCACGCCTGGGGATTGAGTGCGGCAGGAGCGTGGGCAGCCTCTTAACGACGTTCGAGGCCCCAACCTCCTGCGCCGTCTGGCCGCCGGGAAGAACCAAGAATTCGAAGAATGCGACCCGGGCGCCGAATATCCTGTACCGTACGTTCCTGCTTTTTACATCGTGATACAGCATCGTAGACGCCTGCCGGCGGGCTGCTGCGCGGTCTTGTTTACGGGTCGGAAGTACGGGCCAGACGACGCGGAATAAGTCACCGTCCAGTGAAAATTCCATCATCATGGCCTCCCTGCCCCCCTCCCTGCCCGTAGCTTGCCGCACGACTTCGCCGCCGGACTGGACAATGAAGCGCTCGGCCTTGTCCAACCACGAGTCGAAGGACGATCGCCCGGTTTTCCAGTAGGGAAGGTCCTCGGCGAAAGGAAGATCTGCCACGGTCATGGCCCCGCTCCTTCGTCCCACCGCCGGACGGTGCTTCGACCCACCCCGACTTTCTTCGCGACCTCAGAGCGTCCCATCCCTTCTCGCAAGAGCCTCAGGCCGGCTATTTTTTTCCGTGACTTTGGCCGGTTGCCATTGGGCGAGGCCGGCTTCTCGGTCTTGAGGGGGACTCCGGAGGGCACAGCCTTCGCCATCTCCTCGGGGTCCTCGGCGCGCTTGCGCATGACCTTGAGCTCGTCGACCGCGTGCCGGGCGGTCGCCTCCGCCTCCATGAGCTTGCTCCCCTGCTCTGTGAGCTCGGCCCGTTGCCGCTCAACTTTCTCGTCGACGACGACGCCGTCCCCGTGGCCAACGGCGACCGCCGCCGCCATGATCTCAGGCAACCCGGCGACCGCCACGGCAAGAACCAGGGCGGGGATGTGGTCCGCCAACCATTCGGGGTTCGTCACGATCTCGACGCCTCCCATCTTCGGGATCCTCAGCAGACAGGCCACCGTGCCGAGGACGGTGGCCCCGAGCAGGATCACCACCCAGGCGATTGAGAGCTTGATTCGGTGGTGCTTATAGGTGGCGAGTCGCCAGGCAAGCCAGCACTGGCCACCGGTGAACGTGATAGACGTGGCCAAGGCGACGACCAGGACGACGACGAATGCCGCGCCCTCGAATCCCCTGCCGTCCAGGACGATGAAGAGGTACGCCATCCGGGGAGCGGCGACCGCGAGGGAGCAAACCACAAGCCAGGGGGCGAGACGGTTCACCTTGTCTCCCCCTCTACATGCCCGGGCACGCTGTGAGCAAAGACCCGTCCACAGGGTTCATGCCGCTCCGTCTTTGCCCGCGAACGACCCAACCCTGGGACCCATACAATCTCCCCGCAGCTTGGACATTTTTGAAGGTGGTGCGGTGCTCCGATCGTGATGTAGAGCGGCAGGGTCGGAAAGAGGCAAAGCCACACATCGTATCCGTAACCCCGCGCCGCTGACTCCCAGTAAACACCGACCCAAAAATCGGCGAGCTCGAACTGTAAAGTGGCCGTCCAGTGCCTGCCCTCCCAGAGGTAAAGGAGGTTATAAGTCTCCCGGGTCAGAGATCTCCAATTCGACTTCGTCCCGATCGTCATCTCTTCACACCTAGATTCTCCCGCGCAAGATCCGTCAATTCCTCCTCTGTCTCGGCGAGCGCCGAGTCGGGGAGACTCCCGATGATCCGGTTGCACTCGCCCCGGATGTTCGTTCCTGGCGGGGCGTCCTTCTGGGCCTCAACCTCGAACCGGATCAGGAGGTCGTCACCTTGCCAGGAGGGGTAGCACTTGGCGATCCTGTCGCCCGGATTGATGGGCAAAATCTTCCAATTCAACCCCACTTCCCCGTCGTCAAAATTGGCACCCGTCCAGATGGCTTCGACCAACCCCGCGTGCGGCTCGTCAAGAAAGTCGATGATCTCATCCAACAGGACCTCGGCGGAGTCCCACTGGGACGGGCGGATCTGCTCCGGAGCCTTCCGCTGAAGGTGGTTCCCGATCCCCCTCAGTTTGTCCCGCTCCTCGATCATCGGCTCGATCACGTCTTCCGTCGCCTCGGCGATCGGGTCGACGACTGCCAGGATTTGAAGGATGACGCGGCTGAGATGTCGTGGCGTGCTCATTGTTTTTCCAGTTCAATGGTTGGTAAAGATATCGTGCGCCGTTCTTTAACGCGGTTAGCCCCGGGGCATGCTGCTACCGGCGCCGCGGGGCTGCCTGAGGGTGTCTGCGTTACACATCACCTCCTGTTGAAAGATTGCTTCAAGTCAGCCGATCATCGGCGATACCATCCCGCCGCAATAACCGCCGCCGAGGCCGGACACAGATCGTCAGGGAACTTTATGCCGACGGTTTCGATGACAATGACCATGTCTCCCGTCACGCTAGAAACGTAGACATGATCCACGTTCGACACGAGACTAGCTGTCATCTCAATACTGATGATCGCGCCGTCGTTTCCGTCGCATCCTATCGCCCCTCCGGGGTAGATTGAAATCCGCCCTTCCTGTGAGGTGAGCGAAATATCCGTCAGCTCGCCAGCCTTGCGGACCAGCCAGGTGTAGCGGTCTACGGCACGCGGCTGGCTGCCATCACGACCCCTGGCATCTGCGAGACAGTCCGCTCGCAGCTCGTCCTCTGCTGGGTTGCAGCTGACCTCGATCGTAATGGGAAATTCAGGCGGGCAGGCGTCACCGAATCCGTCGTCGTTGTTGTCCTCTTGTTGGGGGTTGTCGTCATTCTTGCAATTGTCACAAAGGTTTCCAACGCCGTCAAAGTCGTCGTCCTCTTGCTCCGGGTTGGGCTCTTTCTTGCAGTTGTCTTTGCCGTTTTCGATGCCGTCAAAATCGTCGTCCATTTGGTCGTTAGAGCAACCGTCCTCGTCGACGGACGCTCCGCGCGCGGTGTCGGGACAGAGATCATCTTCGTCAGGCACCCCGTCATCGTCTGAGTCAGCGGCCGTCGGTGGTGGGGGTGGTGGGGGTGTGTCATCGTTGCAGGTGTTCGTCGCGTCGTTCGGGCAATCATCACAAGCGTCGCCGATCTTGTCTCCGTCCGCGTCCTCCTGGCCGGGGTTGGAGATAAACGGGCAGTTGTCGGACCCGAATTCCTCCTCGGCGCCGTCCTTGTCGAAGTCCGCTACTACCTCGGTAGTAGAGTCGCAGGCGAACGAGAGCAGCAAACCAGCTCCGAGAAGCAGGTAGGTGAGTGTTTTCTTCATGGTTGATCCTGATTTCCTTCTAGGGGTTGTCGGATTGCGTGGCGTTCAGAATGAGGTTCAGGACAAGAATCTGACGAGGGGAAACGACCTGACTCGGCAAGACCACATCGTCGAACCCGTCCGCGGAGATCCTTATCTCATAGGCTCCCGGGTTGACCGTCAATAGAAACCTCCCCGCCGGGCCAGTCAACGTCGAGTCTCCGTTGATCGACACCCAAACGCCTTCGAGAGAACGACCTTCTTCGTCGGTGACTGACCCTCGAACTGCACCCAATTGGGACCCAGATGGCGGAGGCGTGGAAAGCGGCGGAGGCGGACTGTTTACCTCCTTGAAGACGAACCGCGGTTCTTTGGGCCGCTTCGCGTGCTTGGTCACCGTCAGCTTCTGGAGCAGGTTCAACCCGTCCCCTAAGCTCAGTGACCTCAACGAAACGATGTCACCGACCGTCAGTCTACTGACTTTCTTGGACAGCTTGGCGAGCTCGGACAGGGCGCGGGTGAAGGTCATCTCAACCGTGGAGCTACAATCGCCGCCTCTGGCGCCCAGGAGAAAGGTTGCCTCCAACGTCTTGCCGTCGACGATCGTGGGCACCGCTTCTGAGCAGACCTCCGTCTTCTCACTGAGTGCCGCCACGGGATTCAAGGCCCCGGTGAAGACAGCTCTCGCGTCGTTCCCGATCGCTCGACCCGTCGCGCACCCTGTCAGGGGTATCAGGAGCAGGAGGGCGATCCACGGACACCGCTGCGTTTTACTTCTCATGTTAGTCCTTTCTTCCAGTCTTTTGCCGAGACCTCGCAAACGGCGCCTTCGACCACCTCAAGTCGCAAATGCTCGTGGGTGTCGCGCGGAGCAGCTTGCACGAAGGCAGCGAGGGCGGCTTCTGCGGAGTCCGCGCCGTAGGTCAGGCCCCACCCCGTCAAACCCTTCTTCGACGCCTTGTCGATTCGTTTGCGGAGCTGTCGAAGGGATTCGACAGCCAAAACGATGCCATTGCTGCCAACAGGGAAGGTCATCCGGTCGGCGTGCCCAATTGGCTGCGCCAGCGACAAGAAGAAAAGCTCCGCCGCCGCGAGTAGTATGGTTTTGTTCTCCTTCTCGTTCCACCCTGGTGGATCCGGCGCCAGTTTCTCTTTCTCGATCATCGCGCCAAGGGCGAAATGGGCCGCCCTTCTCTCGTGCTCCGTCAACTTCAGAGGCTTAACGGCCCAAGTTGTTTCAACTTTATCACTGCTCATTCGCTTCGATCTCCTCTTGTGGTTTGGTTGCGGTCATCCGGACCCCCTCGGAATCCGTCATATCCATCATGTTTCCGAAGGCACGAAGGGCGACCTCAACACGCTCGAGGAACGAGACAAGGTCTTGGGCGTGGATACTTGACAGCGGTTGCGCTTGTTCACCGGGCTTGCCGTCGGCCTGTCTCTTGAGGTGCGCAAGAACCTTGACAAGCTCGTCACCGTGGGCGATGAATGCCGAGGCGTCCTCCGGGTTCGCAGGCCCGTTAATGAACCTGTCCCAGCTCATCTAATCCGTCCCCTCTCGCTCCGCCGCCCTCGCTCCGCACTCCGGGGAGCAGACGTTCTCTTCGGAAGGCTTACCGCAGCCCTTACATCCACCAATTGAGATGCCTGCCTCGACGATCGCCTCCATCACGTTATCAAACTCGGAGGATAGAATCTCTCCGACTCTGTTCGGAACGTCCCACTCTTGCATCTCGAAGACGGACTTGAGACGGACCTTTCTATCCTTGCACGACTTGACGATTTTATCCCCTTGCTCCGGGGTGACAAGAGCCGGTTCCTCGGAGGGAGATTCAGCAGCGATGTCCGCTGCCAGAAGCGGGCGACCATCGGATTCATGAAGCGTCACGAGGTCTCCGGATTCCATCTGGTCGCTTGTCGCCATGGCGAAGCGGGACTGCTCATCGGTCGGCCAGGCCTCCCGGGCTCCGGCGTACGACCAAACCGTTTTCAGAGTCTGCTCTTCCGGCCACTTTGTCCACACCTTGTCAGTCTGCGCACAATCTCGGCGCTTCTTGATTTGATCCTTTCGAAGGATCCAATAGTCGGTTGTTCCATCAGGAGAGACTAGCCTCAGGTAGGCAAGGCGAATCGTTTTCCATGTCCCCTCTTTGTCAAAGCTGGGCCGATGGAATAATCGGGATTCCGACGGATCGTAATCGAATTCATCGTGATCATGGACCACGAAAGGACGGCCTTCGTAATCCGCCAGACGGGCAAGGCGATGGTATCCCCGTGAAGAAATTTGCCAATTGACTTCCAACACACCATCGTTCTTGCGGGGAATCAACCACACGTCGGGCCTTGGCCCACCTGGGTAAAGTCCGCTCATAGCGGAGAGGGCGATGGCGTAGCCGACCGACTGCTCGGAGCATTCGAAAAGTTGCGGGCTTCCGGCACCGAAGGCCAGCGCCATGTGCTTTTTGCTTTCCGTGATCGCCTTTTCTCCGACGATGAAGGGTAGCTCTTCGATGATGCGCAGCGCCGTGTCACGCCCGCGTTCGATCGGTTGCAGTTCACTTGCCATTATGCCGCCTCCTTTTCGCGGTCTGCTTTCTTCTTTTCGCTCGGGATAACGGACGGATCCTCCCACCATCCTACTGGCCATTCCCGGCGCTCGCTTTCGGAGAGGATAGCCAAGCTGAAGAGCTTGGCGTCACTGGCTGGGTAGTGGTCCAGGGCGAAGCTGTTCAACCCGACGAGAAAGTCTTTCGACAGGAAGGAAAGATCCATAATTGACGTCCTGGTCAACGGCCGAACCTCATATTTGGTGACGACCACGGTGCGAGGGAAAACCTCCACCACCTCGGGCTCGTATGCATCGGCGCTTTCTCCGTCTCCTGTGTTCTCTGGAAGGGTAACGGCGTAAAAACGCCGCCCGTATCGGTAGACCTGGGTCACAAAGTTGACCCATCTCGGGGACGAGTCTACTTCCCTGGTTCCTTCCACCAGGTCCCATCCTTCGACGTATTCCAGCTCGAAAAATTCTTCACGGGTCAGCTTGGGAATCGATTCGGTTTCCTGTGGTATCGACATCGGTTTCTCCTTTTTTTACGGCTCAAAGAGCCCTGATTTCTTCGTCCATCCTATCGCAGAAAACGCCTGTCATAAAGGCTTCCGCGATACCTTTCTGCGCCTCAGCGACTTGCGTTCGGGCCGCGGCGAAGTCCTGTCCAAAGAGGTATCGGACAACAACTTTGTGAGGACTCCGAGAGCTCACAATGATCAGGGCGATGATCGGGAAACGCCCCCACAGATCTTCGATTCCTTGACCATAAAGCGCCATCTGGATGTACGTTCCGAGTCGCTTGGCATGTCTCCTGACTTGCCATTCCTCGGTGACGTCGACATCCCACGCTTTCAGATCTTGGAGGATGACGGTCCCGTCATTCGCTTGCGCCACGAAGTCGGCGCGGAGCCGATAACAGATGCCATCGACCTGCCAATGGTGGCACACCTGGCGGAGACACGGTCGGTGGATGAGCTCTCGAGCTCGTGGATGTCGGTCGACCGCGGCCGCCATCTTGCGAGCCTTGACGTACGCCGCGGGAGTCATCTTGTCTCGTCCGACGTGACTCTCCCTTTTCGAGTCGGTGACGACGAAGCGCGATCGGAACTGCCCCGGCTCGGTCAGCATGCAATCGACCGCGGAGCCGAGCACCATCGCGGCGCTGGGCTTCCCGGCGGTGACGACGCGCCCCTGGGCGATGTCCTTCCAGGCGTTCAGTATGTGGCGCTGGTACGCCTCCGGGCTCCGACAGTAGAGCTTCAGGGCGCCGGAGCCCGTCAGGAGACCGGAGGCATAGTACTCCCCGGGGGACGGCTGCCACGGCGGCGGGTGGTCGTCCCAAATCATCGGCGCCTGCCAAGTTCGATTGCCAGTGATGCACCGCAAAACCAGCACAGGGCGGCCGTTGTTCCAAGGAACAGCCACACCGGTAGAGTGATGGCGGCCAGGAGAAGTTTTTTCTTCGTGGTCATCGGTGCCTCCGCCCTTCGCTGTCACCGAGCGTCGCCGTGGAGGTTGACCCACGCTTTCGCGAGGCCTTCGGTCTCAGCTTCCAGTCCGGCCCAGCTCACCGGTGCCTTCTCCCTTCGGGTGACGTGGCTCATGAGATCCCGGAGGACCTCCCGGTCAAACGGGAGGAAGGGGCGGCCCCCCGAAAGGGACCGCCTTGGGAGGGTGGCGTAGGACGCAGCCCCGAGCCGGATGGCGACTCTGGTCGAGTCGCCCGGCGCGCCGCCGATTGGCGACAAGGGTGCGCGGTAGGAATCGTAGTTTTCATCAGCCGGACCCCTCGGGGCAACCTCCGGACGGCAGCAGGCCTCCATCAATGGCCTCTAAGTCGGTGATCACGACCCGGACGTAGGACCCTGGCACCAACTCTACAACTCCGTCGGAGCGATGGGCCTCACCGATGTCGAGGGTGTGCGAGTCGATCACGCGGGCGGGTAGGTCGAGTGCGCCTCGGTCCTGGAGCTCGGTCGCCCGCACACTCATGTGCCCCTTGAGCGTGTCGTTGACGTAGCGCCTGATGGATACCCCCCGGCTTCCCGCCTCGCGCCAGAGGTCCTCCTTCAGCGCCGCATCAATCCTCACGGTGGTGTCCTTGCCGCCGGCGTCCGCCATCTTCTTCTCCTTGAAAGTTCTTCTCGCGTGGGGTTGACTCCACTGGAAGCAAAGCGTACACTGCTTCCACTGCATCCGTCAAGACTTTTCTCGACGGATCTTGAGAATCGACCAGGAGGACACCATGGCAACCCAAGAAAACGAAGCCACCGCGCCAGTCACCCCTCATTCCACGGCGCTGGGAAATCTCTACGCCGCGAAGGCGGAATTCTCCGCACTCGCGACCGAGGCAGGCAGGACCCCGGAAGGACGGTGCTACCACATCGTCGTGACCGACCTTGAAAAACTCATCTTCGTGGCGGAGGGGTACTTCCGGCCCTCGCCCGACGCCTCGAACGAAGGGACACCATGATGTCCGACGACAAGATCGCCTCGCGGCGCAAGATCCACAGACTGGGGTTCATCCTGGCCCTTCTTGCCATCGGGCTGGGATCCGGGTTGGGATACGAGATCGGCTGGGGGTGGGGCCTCGTGGCGACCAGTGCCCTGTTTTCGGCTTACTTCGCCATGGGGCTGGCAGTCGCCGTCGGTGGCGCGCTGGTGATCACGGCGTCCGAGGTAGAGAAGAAAGCCCGTCCACAAGCCTTCGAGGCTGTGATCAAAACCATACAAGGCTTCACCGGAGAGCGGATCCGCCCGGACGATCTGGTTGCGGCCCTCCTGGAGCTTCAAGACACGGAGAACGACCATGATCCGACCTGAGAACCTGAGAACCGTGAGCGCTGGAAGGCGATCACTGCCTGTCCAGTTGACCGCGCCAAGGAGTTAAGACAATGACGCCATTTTCCGCCATTAAAGGCGGCGTTTTTGAAGCTCGCTTTCAAGACGCCCTGACCGAGATCATGGACGACATCTGCGACCCCAACAAGTCGATCGTCGACTCCCGGGTGCTGACGATCAAGATCAAGGTCCAACCGACCGGGAGAGACGGAGCGAAGCTCATCCTCGATTCGGTCACCACAAAGCTTGGCAAGGTCGCCGAGTTGCCGACCGTGCCGATTCAAATCACGATGGAAGAAGGCGCCGCGGTCGCCTACGAAAAAAACTCAGAAGCGGATGGCCACGTCGGACTCCCCTTCCCTACGAACTAAAAGGAAATTGACATGAACAAGGAAGCCCTCGAGTACCTACAAGAGAACCTCGGCTTTGCCCGCGGCTTTGACGATGACGAAAAGCGCGTCTACGACCGCCGTGTATACCGCGTTCCGCCGCCGGTGATCCCGCGCGTAAGCACGCGCACCGTCTCGACCCTGTCGAGCTTCGCTGGCTACGTCAGCGCTGATCCCGACGGCCTCGACTTGAAGAACTGGGGATGGATCCATGTTGAAAGTCCGTCCCGGGTTGCCCTGGTGGGATCGCCCGACGAGGTCCGCCAGCGGGAGATTCCCCTGACATGTGAGTGCCCCGTCCAGGACTTGACGGCACTGATTCGCTTCGATGATCCCTCCCTGATGATCCCTGCCGTGATCGCCATGCACAACGCTGGCGACAAGGATGACCTCCTGAAAATGCTCGCCACCGTGACAAAGACGAACAGCGAGGTTCTGTTGGACGACATGGGATCCCAAACGAAGAAGGTCGAGAGAGGTGCCGGCCTGAAAGGGTGGGAGGCTCAAAAGAACCCTCTAAGCCTTGCCCCGTTTCGCACCTTCCCTGAGATTGAGCAGCCCGTAGGATTGTTTGTCGTTCGCTGGAACGCAGACGGCGAGGTGCAGCTGAAGGCCTCACCGGACGAGCGGTGGCGCGTCAATGCGGCCCAGAGGGTGAGGGCTTTTCTCCTGGCGCTCCTTGGGGACGATTGGGAGGCGAGGACTTTTGCATAAGCCCGGCAAGAAGAAGGACGCCACGTTGCGCGCTGCCATCCTGGAGCAGCGCGTGAGCGCCGGGGAGTAGCGACAAGTGGGACTACGGAACGACATAGAGCAAGCTGCCGACTTAGTCAACGGGACCCGGTGCATGGTCCTCCAGGAGGCGGCCAAGCTCTGCGCCGGCTACGCGGGCACCAAGATCACCCCGGAGAGCTTGGCCGTCGAGCTCCTCGGGAACGCTCGCGGCGCAGAGCCGGAAGGCAGAGACCTTGAGCTCGACTGGGACTCAGCCCTAGCGCTCCAGGTCGACGGATGGAAGATGGCGAAATCCACAGAAGCGAAATCCACGGAGGCGAAGGAGTGGGCTCACCTCGGAGGCCAGGAAATGCTCCTGGAGGTCAGCGAAATCATCGGCGCACTCACCCCAATGTCTCAGGAGGAGACGATCATGGAGATCGTAAAAGAGCTCGGCCGGCTCCGCGACCCCGACGTCATGGTCCACGAGTGCGATCTGGACGACATGGGGCCAGGTCCCGAGTAACGCTTTTTTCGGCCCGGCGGCGGCCCCTCCTGGCCGCCGGGCCTCTTTTTGGAGCTCAACGATGAAAGACTTGATCCGGTGGGTGCTGGCCGAGGCCGCATGGGTCGCCGCCCTGACACTCGGGACGGTTTTCCCCATCCTCGGTTTTGCACACAACTTCCAACACCCGCACCTCACGCAGATGCAAGTCCTGCTCTCGGTCCCAGAATGGCACTGGTTCCCCTTCACCGCCTTCGTGGCGGCGGCGTGGGCGGTAGTCCTGCTCGTCCGGGCTCTGCGGACTCGCCCAGCGAAGACAGACGGATGAGCTACGACCTGAGACCATACCAGCGAGCGGGCGCCGCCGCCGGCGTCCTCGCCCTCACCGACGGGCGGCCCAAGGATCACCCCTTGATCGTCATGCCGACCGGGTCCGGCAAGTCGCTCGTTGGGGCTGAGGTCATCTCTCAGCTACGGAACCATGGACCGTCGATCGTCCTACAGCCGAGCGGAGAAATCTTGCTCCAGAACCAGGCGAAGCTCCGAAGCTACGGCATCGAGCCCGCGGTCTGGTCGGCGTCGATGTCCAGCAAAGAGACCGGCGACGGCGTGACGCTCGCCACGATCAAGTCCGTGGTCGAGCATACGGAGGCGTTCAGGCACATCAAGTTCGCGGTGGTCGACGAGTGCCACCTGGTCAACTCGGCACACAACCAAAGCACTGGCAAGCCCGGCCAGTACCGCCAGTTCTTCGACGCGCTCCCCGGAGTCCGCATCCTGGGCCTGACGGCGACGCCGTGGCGCATGGCCTCCAACAGCCACGGGACTGAGCAGAGATTCCTGACGCGGACCCAGAAGAAGACCTTCAAGAGGGTGGTGCATTACACCCAGATCGGCGATCTTTTCCGGGACGGGTACCTTTGTCCCCTGAGGTACAAGTCCGTCGAGGTCTTCGAACCTGAGCAGCTGGAGCTCAACTCCGTGGCCTCCGATTTCACCGACACTTCAATTCAGCGCGCCCTCAGAGGATCCGACTTCAACCGTCGGCTGATCAGCGGCATTCAGACGTTACTCGCCGCCGGACGAAAACACATCGCGGTGTTTACTCGATTCGTTCAGGGTGCAGGCGGGGCCAATGTCATCGCCGACGAACTCGGCGAACCGGCGGGGGTTGTCCACGCCGGAATGCCGGCCGGGTTGCGGCGCCGGATCCTGGAAGGGTTTCAGGCTGGCGAGATCAAGGTCGTCGTCAACGTCGGGATCCTCGCCCTCGGCTTCGACTTCCCGGCCCTCGAGGCCGTGGTTGTCGGCGCGCCGACAATGTCACTCGGGAAGTGGTACCAGATGATCGGGCGGGTGGTGCGCACCCACCCGGGAAAGGAATTCGCCGAGGTCATCGACCTGTGCGGGAACCTGGAGAGGTTCGGCAAGATCGAGGACTTGGTCCTGAGGCCGGGGGGCGCGAAGGGGGACCTTTGGGCCTTCTGGTCGAAGGGCCGCGTTGACGCTGACGGGAGATCCCTGCCAGACCTCCAGATGACGAACATGAACGTGCGGCCGCCGGACAACCCGGCGTCGAGGCGGGCGAAATACTGGGCGGGAAGGAATAGGCGATGAGCGAAAAAACCACGATCGCCTGGACAGACCACACTTTCACGTGATAGAGTGGACTGAACAAACCAAGTCCACTCTTTGGAGGAATACAAATGGCTCAGACAAAAGCAGGCGCTATCAAGACGTCCGCAGGCAAGGCAGGGATTTCCGTCGCTCGATACATCCAGCGGTACGAGAGTGGTGAAAAGTGGTGCTACGCGTGCAAGAGCTGGCACTACATAGGAGCTTTCGGCAAGGACACGACCAGGCATGACGGTAAGTCTCATCTATGCCTGAGTGCGAGGCGGTCGCGGGCGAAAGCGCTCTACCGGCCCAAACCCCCGGTCACGAAAGGAAGGGTTTACGTCGTTTTCCGGGAAGGGGACAGAAAGCAAGCCAGGCGCAGAGTCAACTACCTGGTGCAGGAGGGACTCATACCCCCGCCGTCTTCTCTGACTTGCTCCGACTGTGGTCAATCGTGGGAAAAAGGCCTACCCAGGCATGAGTACGACCACCACAATGGGTATGCTGCCGATCACCACGAAGACGTCGAGGCAGTGTGCTCGTCTTGTCACCACAACCGGCACCCGGTGAAATAATGGGTCAAGAAACAAACATCTCATGGTGCGATCATACTTGGAATCCGTGGATCGGGTGCCGCCACGTTTCCTCTGGCTGCGCGAACTGCTACATGTTCACGGGCATGAGGCGCAACGGTCGAGATCCTGCGCAGATCAGTAGGACGAAGACATGGGGGGATCCGCGGAAATGGAACCACAAGGCGATGGCCGCCGGTGTAAGGCGCCGCGTCTTCACGTGCTCCTATTCCGACTTCTTCATCCACGATGCGGACCATTGGCGCCTCGAAGCTTGCCAGGCGATGGAATTTTGTCGCGCCCTGGACTTTCAGATCCTGACGAAACGTCCGGAGCGGTTCGGCGTCAACTTCTTGCCCGCCTCGAATTTCTGGCTCGGTGTTTCGGTCGAGAACAAGAAGCAGGGGCTGCCACGAATCGACATCCTACGGCGGACTCCGGCCGCGGTGCGCTTTCTGAGCATTGAGCCGCTGCTCGAAGACCTCGGCGAAATCGACTTGACCGGGATCAACTGGATCATCATAGGCGGCGAGTCCGGTCCGGGAGCTCGACCAATGCGGATCGCCTGGGCCGAGTCACTGATCGAGCAGGGCCGGGCGGCCGGGTGCCGCGTCTTCGTCAAGCAGACGGGAAGCGTCCTGGCGCGCAAGCGTAGGATGCGGGACTCGAAGGGCGCCAACCCGGCGGAGTGGCCGGCGTCCCTGTGCGTCCAGGAATCGCCCCGCGGTCACCCGTACTCGCTGCCACGCCAACCTGAACAGCTCTCGCTGCTATGAGCAAAGCGCAGGACAAAGGAGGCCGACGATGAGAAAGATACTTCTCGGTTTAGACCTGGCAACCAGAACCGGAGTCAGCCGCTTTGACGAGGACGGCACTCTCGTGATGACGTGCGCGTGGGACCTGAAGCCCACAAGGCACGAGTCACAAGGGATGCGGTGGGTCAAGTTTGAGGCATCTCTGAGGCGGTTGGACGAATCTCTTCCCCAGGAGTCCTTCGTTATTTTTTCCTACGAAGAGGTAAGGCGCCACGCCGGGACGAGCGCCGCTCATGTCTACGGCGGCCTCGTGGCGATTCTTCAGCGGTTTTGCATAGAGAAGAACTACGACTACTTCGGGATCCCGGTCGGGACCATAAAAAAGGCGGCAACCGGCAAGGGTAACGCGAACAAGCGAGCCGTCTTAGACGCAGCGCGCGCCCGGTGGGGCGACCTGATACCCGAGGGAGATTTCGACATAGCTGATGCTGCCTGGGTCGGACAGACGGCATGGAACGAGCTGTACCCGTGCGCCGCCAAGCCGAAAGCGGCGCAAGGGGAGATTTTCAATGCTCAATCCAGTCCATTGCCTGAAAGGGTCGTTACCAGTGCTTGACAGGACAGTTAGTAGGACCGGCTTCAGGAGGGCGATCCGCCGTCCTGGATCGTCTGCCTACTTCTGTCGCGCCTCGAATTCATGGACACCGAATGAGAGAGCTTGAGGACCACTCCCTGATTGACGATGCCGCGTGGACCGCTCATCACCGCGCGGACTTGCGGTTGGACCTAGACGTCGAGCCAGCCGAATGGGTGCGCTACGTCGATGGACTGACAAGCGATGCAAAGGGCTTTTGGCACGGCCTCACGGGCGCCCTCTCAGAGCGCGTGGGAGCCGACGATGCCTCGTGGCAGGAGATGATAGCGGTCCACGATCCGGCGCCGGCCGAGTGTGTGGGGGATACCTCCCATGATTTTTTCTACCTCATGGAGTGGCCGGGGGATTCGCCCAGGGTCCGCGCAAGGAAGCGGGGCTGCTACCAAAGGGCCATGGGCCGATGAGCGCCATCGACTGGCGCGTCGGCGATCTCCCGGAGGCGCTCGCCGACTTCGACGACAACACCTTCCACGCGTGCCTCTGCGATCCTCCCTACGGCTTAAGCGACCCGCCGCCGCCTGATCTTCTTCTCAAATGGCTTGCCGGCGAGGACGTCGAGCACGGAGCGGGATTTCTTTCCAGAAAATGGGATAGCCTGCCGCCGCCTCCGTCCTTCTGGAGCGAGCTCTACCGCGTCCTCCGGCCCGGCGCGATCGTGATGGCGTTCAGCCACTCCCGGACGTCCGACATGCAGACCATGGCGATGAGGATGGCCGGGTTCGAGATCCTGCCCGCCTTCGCTTGGCTTCATGCCGAGGCGCAAGCCCTCGGCGCCGACGTCGGGAAGCTCATCGACAAGGCGGCGGGGGCACAGCGGGAAGTCGTAGGAACGAAGGCGGGGCAGCCTGGATACTCGCTCTCCGACGACTCCGGGAGCGGTTTGACGATCGGTCAAGGGCGGAGCGGGACAGGATCGGGAGATCCCGTGGCCGAATGCTCCATCACTGCCCCCGCAACGCCCCTCGCCCAGCTCTTCCACGGCCACCACAGCCGGCTGAGGACCAACTACGAGCCAATCTGCGTCGGCATGAAGCCTCTTGACGGAACGCTCGCGGAGAACGCTGCCAGGTGGGGATGTGCGGTCTTCGACGCCGAGGCGGGGCGCATTCCGACGGTGAGCGCCGAGGACGACGCGATGCTCCATTCAAAACACCTCGAGGCGTCAGTGAATGCGCTAGGAAAAAGCTGGCTCCAGTCCGGATCTCGCGGGGGAGAGCGCGCCAACGGCTACAGCCCGGCCGGTCGCTTCCCGAGCTCGGTCCTGATAGAGCACCACTTCGACTGTCAGGACGGCGCGTGCGTCCGCGGGTGCCCCGCCGCCGTCCTCGCGGACCAGGGGGGAGAGCTTAGAAGCGGATGGACGAACGGGGGAAAGGCGGGAGCTCTGTGTTACGGGGGACGGACGGAGTACTTGCCGTATCTCCGTCTGGATCAGGGCGGTACCGCCGACCGCTTTTTCTTCCAATCCCGCCCCGTCAGGAAGGAGCGCTCCGCCGGCTGCGAGCGCATGCCCTGGGAGCGGGCGCCGGACCACCCGGACGGGTGGCGCATCGTCGACCGTGAGCGCTTCGACGACCTGCAGGAACGCGACCGCTTCGAGGGCAACCCACACCCGGCCCTCAAGTCCCTCGAGCTGACGCGCTACCTGTCCAAGCTCTTGAGGCAACCGGGAGAGGCGCGGATCGTAGTCCCGTTCTCCGGCAGCGGCTCGGAGGGCATCGGCAGCATGCTCGCGGGATGGGAAGAGATCGTGGCGTTCGAGCTGTCCGAGCAGATGGTCGAGGTGTCCCGCCGGCGCGAGGCGTTCTGGAGAGGAATTATGGACTCCGGGACCGAGGGCAGCGTGAAGGAGCTCGGCCAGCATCACCCTGAGCAGATGGGCCTATGGTGACATGGAGACCTCGGGGCCGTCCTTCTTCTCTATGGCCTTCACCAGGGCTTCGTGGCGCTCCACCACGCCGTCGAGCTTCCGGCGGAGCTCGTTGGCCCTGTCGAGGTGCTGGTCGGCCAACTCCTGGAGGGTGGAAAGGGAGTAGTCGTCGAGGTCGCCGAGCGGGTAAATCGGGACCCTCATGACGCGGGCTCTGGGGGTCGTTCGTCTTCGGCTTGGGCCGCGGTCTTCTTGATGATCGGACCGAGGAGCGCCATGCACAGACTCCCGAGGTCAGATTCGTCCATCACTGAACTCTTCACCTGGAGCGCTGCAAGCCGAACGAGGGCCGCGGTTCCCCGCCGGCCGATTTGGTCCATCGCGTCTGCGCAGATTCCCATATCGGAGAACAGCTCGGCCGGATTCTTAGTCAACCAGATCGCTCGCGCGGCCTTCTCTTTGTCCGTCTTCGGCGTGGTGCTCATGACCGCCTCCTCCAGGTCCCGAACGCCACCGCGTCGGCGCGCATCCGTTGCGCCCGCTTGCCGTTTCATATGCCCATTTCCTCCAGCGCCAGGCTGATCACTGCGCGGGCCGTTTCCGCGTGCATCGTGTTGTCTGGTTCGAGAAGGGGCGCGGCAGACTGTCGAAGACCACAGACATCGGGAACTAACCGTGTCTCGGTTTGTGCGGCGTGAAAAAGAGAGGATTTGTCCCTTGCGCCGAGAAGTTCCCAACTGAGGCGGACGACACTCAAGAGGACGGTCATGAGATTTCCTCCAACGGCGCAAGCCACCGGTCGCGCTCCGCCTCGAGGCCAGCCTGGTAGTCGGTCAGTCCTTGTCGAACCTCACCGACGGGGTTCGCCTTAGAAACGGCGCCCTTCGCCTGGCGGACCAGGGCCGCCGTGGCGCCGGTGACGGGCCGGAGATAGCCGTAGGTGCCCTGGGCACACCAGAGGATCGCCAGCGCCAGCGCGGCGGCAACCGGCAGAACTCGTCCGGTGGCGGTAACCCGGTAACGCAACGCCGCGCCCGGATTAGACCGCCAATTGGCGACGAGGCCTTCGTCGACGAGCTGGCGAAGCGCCTTGTAGGTTGAACTCCGCGGGGCTCGGACGTCGAAGACAATCGACCGTGCCTTGCGTCCCGCTTCGGCGAGGGCGCCCTGGTCGGAGGCGAGGAGGGAGAGGATTTTTTGACTCAAGAGGTTCATGGTGTTTCTCCGGTGTTTTGGTGGCGGGATCAGACCTTCTTGCGGGTGTCCGGGTTAGCTTCAAGGGCGGCGTATCGGGCGCGGCGGATGGCCATCCCGCGGAGGAGCTGGGCGCGTTGCTCTTGCTCGTCTCCCTCGGCTTTGATCTTGGCGGCGGTGGTGTTTCTGGCTTGAAGGGTCATCATGGTCTTGTTCTCTGGTTGGTTGCGGGCTTTCCCGTCCAGTAGAGATAAACTACCTGATCAAGATCGCGATGTCAAGGGGTGGGTAGAGATTCTTGACTTTATCTCGAAATTCCCGTATGGTTTGGCCATGGACAGCACAGAACCAACCACGTCAACGCCCCGCGCCCAGGTCTCGGCGCTCGTAGCCGACCTCATTATGGGCAGCTCGCCGCTCAAGGTGGCCCTCGATCTCTGGAAGTCCCACCACGGCCTGACCTACGAGGGAGTCTCGATCCTTCTGGACCGCAAAAAAGGGTCTGTCTCCGCATGGACGAAGAGACCCGAAAAGCTGCAACCCCTTGGTCGGGACATCTCCGATCTCATCGGATACGAGCAGAGGCCCGGTGGAGCAGCTTAGCCTCCCTGGATTCGGCGGGAACCGGATTATCCGAACGGCGGACCTGTGGCGCCATGTGGTCGTGACCGAGGCGGGCTGCTGGGAATGGTCCGGGACTAGAAACAATGCCGGGTATGGGATCGTTTCCGGCGGCGAGGTTCTTGTCGCCCATCGCTTGGCCTATCTCCTGAGCCGAGGAGTCGACCCTGGACCACTCCTTGTTTGCCACCGGTGCGACAACCCCCCCTGCTGCAACCCGGACCACCTCTTTCTCGGCACCCACGCGGACAATCACCGGGATGCCCAGATCAAGGGACGATCCAGCCCATACGGGCACAAGGTGAAGAGCAGGAGACCATTCGTCGTCGGCATCGCCGAGTACATAGCAGCCCTCGATCATGCCGACGACGTATCGATCTGAGAAATATTAGAGTTTCTCCAGATTCCCCTTGACTTGTTCGAGTCGGTTCGGTAGATTGTCTCTACCGGCTGGGAAACAACCCGGTCGCGTCCGCAAGGGAGCGGGCGAAACAACCGGAGAAAGAACATGCAGACCTCGACCAGCTACACCGTCCGCCCGTCCTACTGCACCGGAAATAACGAAGAATTCGATCTGTCGGCCGACGATCTCAGGACGTTCTTGATCTCAGAATTGGACGAAGCGACCGAACCCGGCGACGAGAGGCTGGATCCGGACCTTCGACTTGCCGAAGTCCTGGCCCTCGGGGATGACTTCGATGACTTCATCCGCTTCGACGTTACGAGGCCGGGGTGCCTGCAAAGCACGCTTGGCGTTTCCCCCGCGTGAACCCGACCAACCGTTTTAACCGGGCGTTCCCTCCGACGAACCGACCAACCGACCAACCAGGAGACCACCATGACGACCAAAATAAGCCGCCTCGATAGCGCCCTCTCCGAGATTATGGATTCCTACGCCAACACCATAGACCAAGACGAGCGCGTCAAGAAGTTGAGCATTGTGCATTCGGCTCATCGCGCCCTGACCGCCGAGATAGAAGCAGCGGCGGCAAAGGAGGAGGCAGCCTTTCGTTTATCGGCCGCGGCCCAGGATCATCGCCGCACCTGCGACGAAATGCGGTCGAAGATTGAGGGGATTGCCAAGTCGCTTTCTTGGGGACCGGCCGATCCGACCAGGAGTTACCTGGTAACGGCCATGGGGGTGGCATATGAAGAGATGAAAAGCTCACTATCGTTGCTGCTCTTGGCGGAGGAGGAAGAGGAATCATGATCACCAGACCGAAGCACCCCGGCGACGACCACGACGAAAGCAGCGGCACGGCCGCCGTGCTCGGCAAGCAAAGCGACGTGGCGAGATACCCTACCGAAAGAGAGCTCGAGATCGAGCAATCGAACAATGAGTCGGCGGAGCACCACGCCGACCTTTCCGAGGCCGTCGACTTCAAAGCGACCAAGCGCCGGGAGCTCGCCGCTCAAGCCGCTGGCGCCAGGCCAGGTAGGACCGACCACCCCGAGGACGGAGCGACCGAAAATGCCAGATGCGACCACGGTCGTCTCCTCACCGAGGTTTGCGGAATGTGCTTGGCTAGTGAGGATCGGCCTATACCACCTCTTGACACGAGAGGCGCGTGGAACCAGTTGAAAGCCGAGCCCACCACTCTCCGCCCGGACACTCCGCCCGTGGCTCTCTTCCCCCACGAGACCTTGCTCGCCGCCCAGAGGGAGGCGGGTCCGCTCAACGCAGTCGCCAGGGGGACGGACGGGCTCTACCGGGCTCTCACCGTCCCAAGGAAGGAATGGACCGACATGAGCGTGGGCGACCAGGCCGGGTGGTGCGCGGCGCACGGCTTCGACCTGGACGATGAATCCCAGTGCCCATTTTGCGCCTCGGTCTTGACCGCAGGCGGGGTCACCCCTCCGAAAGCCCCCCGGAAGCCAGGGCAGGCTTACGGAGCCTACGCGGTATTCTGCGATTATTGCGGATTCTGCGGTCCGTACGTTTCGGACGAATGGTCTTCGAGTGGCATTGAGAGAGCTTGGACTCTCTATCGGGGAGCGATACGAAGCGCCAAGGGTAGGTGGAGGGAGATGACCTGAAGTTCACCCCGACGAGCTCCCCCGGCCCTCAACGGACGATTCGTCTTCCGGCTCCCAGGGGTCCCCAGCGTAGAGCTCGGCCGCTTCCGCGGCAGCCTGGCGCCATTCCTCGAAGGTTCCCTTGAAGACGCCGTCGAGCTTGGCCGTCAGGTAGGCCGCCAGGACTTCCGTGTCGACATAGTAGATCGTTCCCATGGCGACCAGATACCACGGGAAGCTTTCTTTTCATTACGGCCAATGGAGAACTGGTGTCTACTAGGTCGAGCACGGAAGCCGGGACGTCGTCGCGAAAAGGAGTTTCTTTTACGTCACGATGTCGCCCGGACGCGGATGAGACCAGCCCTCCGAACAACCCCCCACCCTAGGCGGGATCTTCGATACTCGAATTCGGGCGGCTTGGGATCCGGTGGCCACGGCAGAACTCGAAACAGAGCCTGGTCGGCCTCCTTCACGAGCCGATCCAGGGTCGCTTGCTGTTCCGAGGTTAAATCGATCACCTCGCCCACCACCAGAAAAGTGCCAGCGCCGCGACGCCGTACATGAAGCAGAGGAGGATTTTGTCGATCAGTGGGAAGCACTCGGGGCTGCCTCGGGGCTGCCTTGGGGCTGCCTTGGGGCTGCCTTGGGGCTGCCTTGGGGGCCGTCCCCCAATTCCGGATGCCTGAGCCTTTCGCGCGCATACCTCCTGTCGGCCGATGTCACCAGGAGGCTATTTGGTAAAGGATCGGTGAGATTCGAGTGCCTTCTTGCCGTGTCCATGCTCCACAGTTTACCAGAAACCGCGATGAATGAAGCCCGCGCGGCCAAGTCATCGTGGGACACGTTCAGCGGGCCTCATCCCCTTCCCCCTCCGTGTGCTCCGCCGTCTCCTGGTTCGCCCCAAGGTTCATCCGCGCCACCCTAAGGGCGGCATCCGCCTGGTCCGCTTCCATGTTGGCGATGTCCACCCTCGTGGCCCCCTGGGACTTGATCATCCTGGCCATTTCGGCCACCTGAGCCTTGAGGGATCGCACCTCGGAGACCAGGTCGGAGCTGTCGCCCCCGGCTGGGGCCACAGGGGCCAGGAACTGGCCGGCGTCGAAACTGACGGTGTCGGCGGGGCTCAGGACCCTCTCGTCGCGCCTCAAGAGCGCCAGGCCGGTCGACCGGGCGATCCCTCCGGAGTGGAACGTCTGAAGTCCGGAGAGGATCGAGCTCATGGTCCGAAGCTCACCCTGGACGCTGCCGGGTCCCGTGTTGCGACCGGTGAAGTCCAGCCCTTTGGTCATCTTTGCCTGGATTGAGCCGCCGACGCGGAGGGCGTCCTTCATCGTCCGGAGCTTGTCGATCATGGCGGAATTCTCGTTCGTCAGAGCGGCCTCGGTGCCAGCGGTGCCGGCAATGATCGGCTGAAGCGCCGCGACGATCTCGGCGAAGTTTTCAGCCCCAAGCTGCTGGACGATCGGACCGGCGGGCCCCAGCGCTGCGACGATCTCGCCGAAGTCGAGGTCGGAGAGGTCGATCCCGCTCAGCTGATCAACGAAACCACCGAAGTCGAGACCGGCCGCGTCGAGCGAGTTGACCAGGTCGGCGAAGGGAAGGGCTCCGATCGCTTCGACGACGTCCGCAAAGATGTCCGCCCCGAGGACGTCCACGAGGTCGGAGATGGTGGCCTCGACCTGCAATTGGGTGCCGTTGAGGTTCTCCATGAGGGTTGCCAGAAGGTCCGCATCTATGATCCCGCCGCCGAGGGTCGCGATGCTGGTCTCAAGAGACGAGAACGAGGCAGCCGATGACGCCGCCGTCGGCTGCGCCGCCGTCGTCAGCTCAATCTCCGCCAGGGATGCCGCCTGAGCCTCCAGAATCTGCCGGTCGGTGGTGACGAGGATGTCGGCGGCCTCGACCTGCTCCAGGGTCGCGAGGATGGCGTCAAGGATCGGCTGTGTACCTGGTCCGGCCCCGAAGCGCTCGATCGTCTCGGTCCTGAACGCTTGCGACGCATCAGCCAGAGCTTCAAGCGCTTCGGCCCTTTGAGCGTTCGTCAAGGACTCGTCAAGCGCCGTCGCGGCGAGCTCCTCGAATCGCGCCTGGGCTTCGTCGAAGACGACCTTGTTGGACGGCGCCGTGAGATTCCTCAGAGCCTCGATTTCCTGGCGGATTCCGACCTTCAGATTCTCCTCGATCGCGTCCGACGCGAGGACGAGCCGGTCACCGGCATCGGCGAGAGCATCGGCGCCAGCTCCGACGATCATCAGGCCAGCGACGACGTCGACGAAGCGCTCCTCGACGTCGTCGAGGGCGGCGGCGGAGGCGTTTAGAGCTTCGGCCGGACCGATCGCGTCGAGCGCCGTCTTGACGAACTCCGCCCGGGCGACCGCGAACGCGTCCGAGACCTTTGAGAGATCGAATCCGGCGCGGCTGGCCTTATCGCTGACGTCCTTGAGCTGCTGGGCCAGGGTTGCGGCCGACGACGCCGTCGGGCCGAGGCGCGCGCGCCTGAAGCCCTCAAGGATCCCTTCTATGTCCCTCCGGGCAGCCGACAGGTCGCTCGCCGAGGACCTCGCCGACCGCGTTCCGGTCCTTCCCCCGGGCACCGTGCCGGGGCCTCTCGTCGGATCCGTTGCCGTCGGTCGGCTCAATCGGGCAATGGTGTCGTCGATGAGCCGGCCCAGTGATCTCGACAGGGCTCCGGCCGCTTCCAGCATTTGGCGCGCCAGGATGAGCTCGGCTGTTTTGAGGGCTATGGCGATCTTTCCTTGCCGCGCGGCGATTCTGGCAGCTTCTGCGGTGTCTCCAACCCGCTCCGCCTCCGACCTCGCGAGGGCGAGTAGGGGACCAAGGACTTGATCCCGGACGGTCCTGCCGATTTGGCCAAGGCTCAATCCGAGCTTGTCCGCATTCTTGACGAGGAAGTTGATCGTCTTCACGGTCTCTTTGCCGGTCTCGTTGAGCTTGCTCAGAGCCCCACCGAGTCCCTTCAGGGCCGCCTTCCCGAGCGCTTCGAACTCTCGTCGCGTCGTCTCGCGGATGTTTTTCTTCGCCTCGCGGGCTGCGTCCGGGGAGAGATCCTCCCGGATTTTGACGTCCTCGATAGCTGCCGTCCGACGCTGGCCGATGTCTCTGACGGCGCCCTCGAGGTCGGAGGCGCGGAACTGCGCGGCAGTGGTCTCCCAGGCGTCTCCCAGGGCCAGGAGATCGACGTCGGCCATGAGGCGGAGGCCCTCGGCGACCCCTTGGGTCCCGATCCCGGCCTCGGCGGCGAGATCGCGGAACTCTTCCACCCGGTCGTTCCAGGCTTGCTGCTCGGCAGACGTGGCGCTCAATTCCTGGCGGAATCCGAGCATCGCCTCGGCGAAGGACTCGGCGGCCGCCTCCGCCTCTCTTCTTGCCTCCTGGCGACGGCCACGGCCACCGCCCCGCTGTCCAGCAAGACCGCCGCCGGCCAACAGCTTTGCGAGCGCCTTATCCGCATCCGCCACGACCGCTTCGAAGAGAGCACGCGTCGCCCCGACCAGTAGCCCCTCAACTGCCAGAAGTTCTCGGGCGGCCTGGATTTGTTGAAAGAGAGCAAGCTGAGCATCAAGGGCGGCAAACTTTTGCAACTCGGCAGCCCCTACCTGAGCTCCCAAGACTTCCTGGGTCAGACTGATCAAACTTTTGCCCAGGCCCGACGCGGCCCCTTTCGCGGCTGCTTCGATCAAGGCCGGATCGATCGCAGCCGGGATGTCTTCGAGCGCTGCTGCGACCAGAATCATGTCTTTTTCGACGTCCGTCATGGAGTCGTGGAACGAATCCGCGCCCTCAACTACCGATTCCATACCCTCGGCGACACGGTTGGCGGCGTCGTCTGCGAGCTCTCCGGTTCCGGTCAGGGTTTCATGTAGGCCAGATCCTGGCGTCCCGATGGCTTCACCGAGAGCGGTGACCCCAAGACTTCCTGATTCGCCGGATCTACCAAGAGCGATGATGTCATCCGAAAGGCCGGTTATGGAAGAACCGGCCTCATCGCCACCCTGAATGATTCCACCGCCACCGCCACCGCCGATGCCACCGCCCGCGGGACCAGGAACCCCGCCGAGGGGAAGCTCACCGATTTTAGTTCTCTGTTCCTGATCATCGGCTGCTTTTTGGATCGCCACGAGCTCTCTCTCTCGTGCCGCGGTTTCTAGATCCAAGGCTGCGGCAAAGGACGCTGCCTCTTCTGTCATTTTAATAAGTGCCGATATACCACTGTTAAACCCCGGTATAAATTGCCCAAGGCCTTGTTCTATGTTCGCCCTGATCGCCTCTAATTCTTCGTTTCTAAGAATGATCAGCTTCTCAAACGCCGGACCGAATCCTGAACCAACGTCCAACATTTCTCCCAGCTTTTCACGCATGATGGAAAATTGAATGCCGAGATCTTCTACTAGTCTCGCCGCGTCCGCCATCCCGGCCTGATCTATCAATCGTGCGAAGTTTAGATTCTCACGAAGCTCGTCAAGATCGACGTTCTGCGTAGCGCGACTCAATACCGCTGCCACGGTGTCCCCGATTCCTCCGAAAGTTCCACTCTTTACTTGCTTGGCGAGAACTGCCGCGATAGCTTCATCAGCGGTGTCGAAAATACCGATAAGTACGCCGGCGACGGAGGCTTCTACGGCCTTACCGTCGTTTCTTATTCGCAGCTCAATCATCGGCAATTCTTGAATAAATCCACCAGCGGCTATCCTGATTGAATCAAGGCCATCCGCCAGGCTTTTTAGTATTTTTTGCGCCTGTAGGTTCTCGGAAGCATTCTGGACCTCCGTGGTCGTCAGAAAGCCACGTTCGTTGAACCGTCCCTGGGGACCAACTGCGAAACCAACGCTGCCCGAGAATCTTTTAAGTTCCCTTTCGGATATTATGTTTTTCACAGCCGAGAAGAGAGCGACGAAGGCACCAATGACCGGCAAAGCGGTGGCCAGGACCGCTCCGGCTTGCGCTCCTTGGCCCCCGCCACCCCTACCGGCGGCTCCGATTGAACCGAGTGCGCCTATTGCAGCCCCGGCCCCGTCTCGTCCGTCCGCCCGACCTGCGCCCGGTCGACCTCCGACTCCGGATGTAAAACCTCCAAGGACCTGAACGAAATCAAGTGCCTTGTCGATCAAATCGCCGATGTCGGAATCTATCTTCCCGATAAGATCAGCTATCCCCGCGGCAGCGGACTTGACTTGTTCGGTCTTCTCGATCGCTTCCTGGGCAATTATCTTCATCGACCCGAACGTCGACCCACCGGTTATCGGATTACCCTGAGGATCCAACCGTTGGAGACCGGGCTGAAAGCCACCAGGGAGAAAAGACGGAGAGATTGCCGAAGCAGGAATGACGGAACGCAGCTTGAGTTGACCGCTGGCGACGTCAACCAGAGCCTTCGCGAGAGCCTTGGCTCGTTCTTCTTGTTCGCCGAGAAGATCCGTTAGACCGCCCGTGGCGTCGCCGGCGGCGCCGGCAATCTGAGGCGCCTCAGATTGAACGTCGAGGAGGTCTTCCTGAGAATCCTTGGCTCCGACCTGGGCTGTCGCGAGGACGAGGAATCCGGTCTCGAGCTCTCGGAGGTCACTGGCCATGGCCAAGATCGGGGCCCCCGTGCCTATGGGGGCGAATTTCGCCACGGCCTCCAGGGTGCTCGCGAGCTTTCCGAGCTGGACGCTCGCGAGGACCGCCAGGAGCTTCGGCAGGAGCGTCAGCTGCTTTATCGGCTTCGTGAGCCGGTCCGACAAAATCTTGAGACCGACGGAGACCAGAGTTGTGATACCGGGTATTTCCTTCAACCCTTCGCCGAAGTCGCGCCAGGCTCCGATGAGGTCGGCGGTGTCCCTCAGGAGTTCGGACATCGGATCGGAAAGCGGCCCGATGCCGTCGGCGAGCAGGAGCCGAAACTGATTCGTCAGACGCTGGCCGTCGGAACGAAGGGTCGAGAAGGCCGCTGCCGCCTCCTTGTTCAGGGCCGTGTTCTCTTCGGACGCCTTGCTCGAAACCCTGAGCCGATCGGCAACGCGGTCAGCGTTGACAGCCATGGGTAAAAGCGCTTTCGCCGTTCGCTTACTCGCCAGGCCAACTTTTTCGAGCCCAATAGAACTACGCTCCCCGAGCGTACCGAGACCTTTCAAAAATTGCAGCGCCGCGTCCGCGATGCTCCCCTCTGCCATGTCCCGAAGCTCGTCGGTGGTGACTCCGGCAATCAACGCCAGATCTTCGAGTCCTTCCCCGGTCTCGCGAGCCTTTAGGAGAGCTCCGAAAAGATCGAACAGGGCGGAGCCGACCCCCTCGGCCTTGGCTCCCATTTCCGCAAGGGCTGCTGCGAATCCTAATGTAGCCGATGCGCCGAGGTTGAAGTTTGCCGTTGACCGGGCGATCTCGTTTGCAATCGGCAAAATCTCTGCTTCCGTCGCTTTAGACGTATTCCCGAGCTTGGTCAAAGCCGCGCCAGCGTTGTCGATCTCGTCAATGGATTCTCGATTGATCGCCAGGATGCGCGCCAATCCCTTGATGGCGACATCACCGGCAAGGTCCGTCGCGGCCGCCAACTTGGCCCCGGTCGTGGCGGCGTTGGCGAGCCCGGCCTCGGTCTCGATACCCAACTGTCCAGCGACGGCCGCGAGCTCGATCAGGTTCTCGGTCGCGATGGGAATCGGACCCGTCGAAAGCTCTTCCAGTCGATCGACAAGACGGGCGAGACCCTTGTCCCCGAGGTCGTCTGTCACCTTGCGGAGGCTGACTACAGCGTCCTGGAGGTCCGCAAACGCGTCGATACTCCCGAGGGCCAGCGCCCGGACCGCCCGAAATACCGACTGGATTCCGAAGTAGGCACCTACCAGAAGGGCGGCCTTTTTGGCCAGATCAGATATGGCCAGACCGTGGCGGACAGAGGTCTTGGCGGCCGATCTCTGTGCAGCGGTGAGCTCCAGAGTCTCTTTCTGCGCCCTGTCTAGATCCCTGGCGAGGTCTGCGCCCTCTTTGCCGAGCTTGCCAAGGTCATTCCCGTACGCGCGCGCGGCGGCCCCGGCCGCGCGCGCCGAGACGTCACCCCGCTTCATCAGGATGTTTGCAGCCTCTTGCTTTTTGGCCAAGAGGGCGAGCTTGTCGGCGGCGGACTTCGTGTCCCTCTTGTTACCGCGAAGCCCTTTGCCCCATTGCTCCGAAGCTTTTCTTATGGCCTTGAGCTCCTCGACGACACGGTCAAGGGACGTCTCAAATTTTTTTGTCACAACCTCGGAGGAACGAATCTCGTCAAGGATCCCCGACAGGCTATTCCTCGACTGCCGTCCGACCATGTCGTAAGCCTTCCCGACCTTTATAACGTCCGCATGCCACTTCTTCGCAGCCCTGACGCGGGCTTGCTCTTCACGGGCAACCTGCGAGGTGTCGATTTCCAGAGGGATAACGGCAGGCATTATCTATTATTCCTGCTTTTCTCAATCGCAGAAGAAAGACCGGCGGCCGCCGACCTGAAAATCGAAAGCAATAGGTCTTTACTCTCGACGCTGTAGACTTTCATCATCGGACAAGCGGCGATGAAGTGGCTTGTCATAGGGACACCTCTGTCACCAAGCATGCCGATGCCGTATTCGGAAAATGCCTTGAGGAAGAATTCGGCCTCCGGGTGTTCTGGCAAGTCTTCACCGTCTTCCTCCTCTTTAGGCTTCGGGAAGTAGGTTTTCTCACCGGTCAGCGAAATCCAGAACTTCCCGTTTTCGTCTTCCTCGGCATCATCCTCGGCCTGTGCTTGCTTTCGGGCTACGCTTCGCTCTGAGGCGCTTCCTCCAGCTCCCCGGAATTCCCGTTCAGCCCGATCGTAAATAGAACGTCCGACCCCTTGTGTTTCCGGACGTGGTCCAGGAAGGGCAAAAAATGTTGGACGCTGTCCTCCAATGATTCACTGCAAGCTATGCACATTTCGAGCATGAAATCGTTGATCGTATCCGGATCGTACTCTGGAAGGTTGGTTTGACTTTCGAATACTCTCCACTTCTTGAATATCCGCTGGCGAAAAAACGTGCGCACCTCCATCGCCGGAAGGCCCGTTAAGTCGGTACCGTAGAAAGATCCTTCCCACCCCATGATCTGGTGGATTATCCTCTCCATCCTGACCTGTTTTTCCCCCGCGTTTGGCAGGCTGTCAAGATCACCGTCACGGAGATGGCCTTCCCATTTCTTTCCGCCGTGCTTCGTCATCAGCTCGCTGATTAGCTTCTCAGTGCCTTTGTTGACGAAATCATGGTTCTTAGGACGGAGGATGGCAAAGTGGTTTGGAAACCTCAACTCAGGGTGCTTTCCGCGACACGAGATTCGGGTTCCTCGGTTCCTAAACTTACGGACCTCGGTCTCCTCGGCCTCGCTCAATTCCTCGCGCATCACTGAAGCGAGGATCTCGACGCCATCGGCTTGGTGTGTTTCGGTTGTGGGCATCGGTAATCCTTTACGATCCAGCCATGAAGGACCATGAACCCTCGGGGATTTCGATGTTCCCGGGAGCGTTGCTCACATGCGCCTTCATATCCATTTCAATGGTAGCCTCGAGCATACCGTCGCCTTCGCCACCGGGCCACGAGAAAGCCTTGATTTGAGCCGCCGCGAAATGCCACCATACCTGGTCTGGAATCGTTTGGCCGTCGTGCAGAGCGAAGGTCCAAATTAAATCAAAACGGACCTTCTGCGTGAATTCCTTGATCCCCAGTTTCGTGAGAGCCGCGGGACGATCGGAGAAGGCGTCTTCTTTGAGCCCCAACGGAAGGGAAGCGGAAAACCTCATCGTTCCGGGAATCGTGTCTTTCGGCTCAGTCTCAAGATCGCTGTCCTGTCTTGAGTTGTTGGAAGCGAGGGAGATCGTAAGACCGGTCGCTCCGCCAAGTCCTTCCGAGGTGACAGAGAAGTGGATCGCCTTCTTGCTCTCCAACGGCTGTGTCCCATGCGGGACGATCCCGATCGTGTGAAGCCCTCCCGGGTTTCCGTCACCGGTTCCGGTCGACTTCCCTACGGGGGCCATGAAGGCCGGAGTGAACGGCGGAGTTGCGCCATGAAAGGTCACTGCGTTGGTGTCAGTAAAGTCCCCACCGGCGAGGACAGCCGGAGCAAACGTGGCCGTTAGCGCTCCGGCGGTCGCCGGGCCAGCCGCTTCGAAGGTGTAGACACCTTCGGAACCCACGACGGAGAACTGATCACCCGCGGAAACGGATCCGGTTGAGGATCCGCCCGCCATCGTGATGGAAGTGGCGCCGGCCGCGACCGCCCCGTCGACGGTGACCGAGCCGTTGTCGTAGTCGCCCCCGGCCGGAGCCTGGGATTGGTCGAGCTGGCTGTTGAACGTGCATCCGCCGCCGTTCCACGGCCCCGAGTAGGCAATGTTCGAATCCGGAGTAACAGCGATTTCGAGGTCCCCGGGGACGCAACTGTTTGCGGCATGATGACGCTTCATGTCGAAGTTTCCCATCCGCTGGTAGAATGAGAAGCACGCCAGAGGGGCGCTGCCCGCCGTCGCGTAGTTGCCGATCTGGACGGTCAACGTGGCCGTCTCCGCGGTCATCGGGGTCCCGTAGAATATCTTCGGGGTTCCCGCCGGAGCTGGGCCTTCCGTGTAACCGGGGACGATTTCGAGGACGTCGTCCGCTGCCGGATGGAGGAAGGCTTGAACGACCACGTTCCGGTTGTTCTCGGGAAGGGCCGAACCGAATATGCGAATCGGGACATCCGCCTGCGTCAGGAAAGCGGCGAAGCTCGTCCCCGTGATCGTGATGGTAACCCCGATCTCGCCGGTTGACAGGGTCACGCCGGTCGCGACCGTGAAGGATCCAGTCACCGAAAGGAGCGCGGGAGGAACCGTTACACCGGTCCTCAGACAGGACAAAAGAAACCACGCACCCTGCTCGGTCCCTTCGTCCGTACCGGACTCTTGGAGGTTTGTGCCGTCCGACATGTTTTTGTTGGTCTCAAGGCTCTGGACGTGCCCTTGGTTGACGTCCTTCCCCTCGATGTTCGTTCCACTCCCCGCGATGGTGAACGCGCCGGTTCTCATCAGCCGAGCCAGGACGCCGGTCACCAGATCTGGACCCACCTGGGGGTTCCAGTATGTATCAGTGTGAATCTGTGATGCGAGTCCGCCTTCAGACATTACGATTCTCCTCTGCGGCCTGACTTGGCCTTTCGTGGTTTCTGGTCACCCTCTTCGATGATCTCCAGGGCTTCTTCGGAGGGGAAAAGACTCCCGGACGGCGCGTGCGCCGCGAGTGGTTGTACGGTTTCCGCGGCCTCGTTTGCATGCGACCAGGTCAGCACCTCGGCGTAAGAATCCGCCTCGAACGCGGGTTTCCTGTCACCCGGCTGGCGCAGTGCGACGAACTTTCCGTTTCGTTGAGTTTGAATCATTGATCCACCTAGTTGATCGTCTGGTTTCCGGTCCGCAACTCGTTTCTGCGGAGAGGTATTTGCTGCAAAATGACGTCGTAGGCACCCAATTCGCCCTGGGGCACAGGGCTGCTCATGTCGTCAATCTGTTGGATCTGAAAAATTGGATTGAAGCCCGTGAAATGTGGGGCGAAGTCCTCCGCGGGGATGACGACCCCCTGCCACAGCTGGCGGTAGGCGCCCGTGTACGCGCCTCGGATCGCGGGCGCCGTCGTCTTCGGGAGATGAAACCACGCTTCGAGCGTGATGCGCTCTTCGATCTCTCTGATGTCTCCCGGCTGGACGATGGCGGTTGGACCACCCACGATCTTGTGGAGGACGTAGCCCGCACCGGCTACGCCTGGCGATCCGATGAGGTCACGGGGCGAGAAGGGGCAAACGCCACCGACCCGCGGGTGCGCTCCCTGGATCGACGCGAGGCTCGCTGGTTGCTCGCTTCCCATCTCCCAGAACGGGCAGACAGGATCGTGGCCTCCGGAGGTCGGGGGGATCGACTGGGGGACGTCGAGGCCCGCGAGGACCAGCCGGCGCCACCTGACGGCGGGAACGTTGTAGACCTCGACGCGGGTTGCTTCGTCAACGCTCACCGTGCTATACCTTTTCTCGCTGGGCGGCCGGAAGGATCTGACCGACCCTGAAACCACGGTCGAACGGCTGCTTCCCTACCTGGTCTATGGGTGGTGGCATCGACCATCCGGTCGCCTGGCAACAATTGGGTGCGTTCCGAGTGTCTCACGTCGAGATCACCCCCGCAGAGTTGATCGCCGCTGCGACCTGCTCGAACGTCTGATCGGTCGGGAGCCACAGCGACTGGACGACCAGCGACGTCGTCGACACGGACCGGCCCGGGACGAAGTCGGCCGCCACCAGGCGCGCTGCGTCGTTCGACGGGACCGGATAGTGCCGGAGTCCCGCGGGAGGCCGACTCGAGCCACCGTGCCGACCCTCTGCCCAGTTGACGACAACGCTGGCCCGGAGCTCCCCGGTGTCGAGCCGGGTAATCGAGATGATCATCCCGTTGGCCATCACCAGGACGGCGAAGAGCCCTGCCCTGTACGCCTTGAGTCTGGCCGCAGCGTAGTCGCGCAGGAACGTGTCAGGCATTGGGCGGCGCTCCGTGCTGGATCCTGATCACCGACAAGATGCCCATCGCGCCGGGCGACAATTCCGACGACGTTCCGAGGATGACGGACGGCAGGGAGTCCGCGGGAACGGATCCGTCCCGGTTCGTCTCCTCGATCACAATCGACTTGTCCGGAGGGGAGCCCAGCCGAGCCCTGATGTCGGTGGGCGCCAGGAGGGTTCTTTCCTCTCCGCCGCCCTCGGTCTCAAGGATCGCCAGAGCTGCCCGGTAACGAATCGAAACCCCCGCAGGCGGCAAGGGATCCGCCCCCAGGGAGTCGACGACCGGAAGCACCACGGTCGCCTTGTAGAAGCGAAGAGCGTCTTGACGCGAGAGCAACCTCGTCGCCCTTCGCCGCCTGATCGCCACGGAGCTCATTGGAAATCGCCCCTTCGCGATGAGCGGTGAACACCGCCATCAACCTCTACACACGGCGAGGTAGGCTTGAAGGATAAGGGCCGAGTGAGTCCCGGCGACTTCCGCGCATACCTTATCAACCGGCACCCCCGAACGGGAACGATTCCACCAAGAGAGAAAAAATCTTTTGGCGCGATTGGAAGAAGTCCGCTGACGACCCGTCCGCGCCCCAGCGCTCCCGGTATTGCGCGCCACCGGCGTCAAGTTGTACCTCGACGAGCCCCGCGTCCTCCGCCGGCTCGTCCGCGTCCTCGCCGAGTAGGAGCGCCTCGGCGATCTCGTCGGCGTAAAGCAGGATCGCGTCCTCCCAGCTGTCGAGCCAGTCCACGATGATGGGACCGATCGCCGAGTAGGCGTTGAGACGCGGCCAGAGCAGGGTCTGCGTCGCGGGGTCGAATAGCGAGCTACCCCGCGGCTGGCAAAGCCTGACGACCTCCTGCTCCAGCCTGGCGGTTGCCTTGATCAGGGTCGGACCCTTCTGTGCCTCGGGGAGCGCCGACAACGAGACGTTGTTGGGATACGCCAGGGCCAGCCGCGCTTCGGCGTCTGAGATCGACGTGTAGACATTCGCGCCGAGGACGGGCGCGACCTTCGACTGAACGATGAACGCGGTGCCCTCGAAGAAGGCGGCCTTGAGGTCGATCGACACGCCGACCGGAGCGACGAGCTCGAACTGTGCGAATTGCGAAAGCTGTCCGGGGGAGACTTCCTCGGGGGAAACATTGGTGAAAGCGTAGGTGAGAATCTGCACCCCGGTCGCCGTGACGGTCACGTCCGGAGACCATCGAAACTCAGAGGTCAGCATGGTCGGAATCGTCGGACCCTTGAGCATGCGAACCTCACCCGGCGAACCGGTGTGGGCGTATGACGTGATGTCGAGCTCGATCCGGCCACTGATGAACGGCACCGGACTACCGAAGTTGAGAGGAGGGACCTCCACCCCGCCAACGCTACCCTTTTGGGTCGCGGTGACCGGGATCGCTTCGTCATGGAGGACGGTGACGTTCTCGGTCATTTGTACGCCCTCACTGCCGCCGTTGCGTTCTCAAAAAGCTTGGGATCGAGGGTTGCTACGCCCTTTCCATCGATCGTCGCGCATCCTTCGGTTTGGACCACCAGAGAATGCGCGAGCTGCATCACGGCGTCCGCGAAGCCGAGTAGGTCCCTAGTGAGGACCGCGGCCTCGGTGGCCGTCCATGTGATGCCGTTGTCCACAATCGCTTCCCCGACGACGCTCGGCCATACCGGTTCTGTGTTACCGGTTGTCCCGTCGATGTCCGCGAAGAAGGCCAACGGATTGGAGATGTCCGTCGGTAGGGTCCAACCCGGGAAGCTCCCCGACGATCGGGATCCTCCCTCCACCACCGTTGATTCCGGGAGCCAAGTAAATATTTGCCCAGGCATCAGGAATCCGCCCGTGTAGGTCATTTTCCACTCAAGGTGGCTTGGGGCCCAACGCTTGTTCCCTGTCAAACGGTTTCGGCGCGCTGGACGGGACCATCCCCGGCTGCGGTAGACCCCCCACCTATTCCTCCCCGTCACCCTGGCGAGAGGCTCGTCTCCGAATTCCACCGGGTTTTCGTGAACGTCGGAAATCGTCGGAATCCCCTCAATCGGCCACCTCGCAAACGGCAGGACCTCCGTGTCTATACCGTCCGAGAGCTCCTCATAGGATTGACGCCACAAGGGGCGACCCATAAGGTCTTCGCTGCTTTCGATCAGACCAGAAACCCTGTCGGATAGGCGTTCGGCGTGGTTGGGCGCAAGCCCGGTTTCGTGAACGATGTCCACCGGGACCAGAATCCGACGGTCGGTGGCCGGCGCTGTGGTCCGAATGTCCAGCACGCTTGCCTACTTCGTCTTTTCGACGGTCCCGCCCGGGACGGTCCTCTTCGGGGAGGCCAAGGGTCCGCGTCTCTGCCTTTTCTTCACCTCGGTGTCGGCCTCGGCCTCAGCTTCTGCCGCGGCTTCCGCGTCCCTGGCTTCCGCGTCCCTGGCTTCAGCTGCGGCTTCCGCGGCGGCCTTTGCGGCGTCCAAGGCTCCCTTGGACGCGGCGATCGACTTGGCTTCTGCCCTGGCTTCCGCGCCCAGTGCGGCATCAGCGGCTCTGGCCGCCCTGGATTCCGCGGCCGCCCTGGCCTCCGCCGCGGGAATCCTGATGGCCGCGCCGCGCTCGATGAGCTGCAACGCTTCCGGCTCCGGGAAAAATGGATCGTCCGACGGGTTGTTCTTGCCATAGGGGCGGAGGAGACGCACCTGGACCTTGCGCACCTTCACGGTCCCGACCTTCGATCCCTTGGACGCGGCAACCTCTTCCGGCGTGGCCAATCTGGCCATCGTCCCCCCAGACTTCAGCGTCGTGCTGCAAAGCTTTCTCGCGGCTTCATCCGTCATCCCGATGACTTCCCCGACCTGGTTCGCCCCGTGGACGGCGTTGAGTTTGACTGGTGTGAGCTGCATGATTATGCCGCCGGTAGGGTGTCGACGCCGCCGTAGACATGGGTGACGGAGTAGGAAAAGGTGTCGGTTGCTCCGCGACTGAGATCGCCGGTGGTCTGGCTTCGGATAAATCCGCGGTGTGCCCGGATGTCCTGGTATCGGGCCTTGAAGACGCCGGTCTCGGTCGACCCACCGGATCCTCCGGTTGCAACGACCGTTGGGACGACGGTGTTATCTGTCTGGAAGTCGGCGGCGCCCGTCCCTCCAATGTCGGTCGCATCCTGCGCATTCAGAGCAAGGCTGAGGGTTTCGTTCTCGTCGAGCGTGGCCGTGAACTGGACATGGACCGCGAACGACTGCGCGTTCGCAGGCGGAGCGTGGAATGCGCCGTCGTCTTCGACGTTGTCTCCGGAGCCACCGGCCAGGCCGGTCACAGCGTGAGAGGAAAACACCGGGGTCTCGTGGGCTCCGATGTCAAGGCTTACTGTCTGTGCGTTCCTAGGCATGATCTTTCCTCTTAGAAGGAGACTCCGGTCAGTCGGAATCCAGCGTTTCCGCGCGGCATGAGCGTGCCGATTTTCTGACGGCCCCGCAGAACCTCGGTGTCCTCTTCGATGGTCGAAACGAGATCTCCTCCGGACTGGGTGTATGAAGCGTTCTCGAACCATTGGACGTCCAAGGATGGCCCTTGGCCGACCAGGAATTGGTCCATGGCCTGGAAGATGATTTCGGTGTCGGACCCACCCCCGAGGTTCGTCGGCATGTTCGTTGTGGAGCCGAACGGAGAGCCGAGCCAAGTCCCCGTCAACATTTCCATCAGAAAAAAAGGAACGTCGTCGTTCGTCGTTCTCAGGCCGAACATGATGTGGTTCTTGGTACGCTCGGAGACGATCCAGGCCTTCCGGGACATGCCCCTGATGTTGCTCTCGTCGACTGATGTCATGATGACTTGCACGTCGTCGAGAACCAGAGGGAGCGTGCTTCCAGATGATGCCGCCGTCGCCGTGATGAGGGTTCTGAGGCCTTTGATTCGGTTGTTTAGTCCGGCTCCGTTGATGAGCTCGACGTCGAAGCCAGAGGAGAACGCGACCAGCATCATCTCTTCGAGTCGGCGGAAAACCGCGGGAGATGCAGCTTCTCGGTATTCGGCCGAGACGGGCATCAGCGCCATCGCCTTGCGCATGTTGCTCTCCCTCTCCCCCTCTTCCGGCTGCGTCAGAAGGGAAAGGGTGTTGACTTCTTCGACCCACGTGATCGTCGGGAGGACCTCCCAGCCGTTGACGCCGAAGACGTTCCCGATGACGGGGATCATCTCGGGACGGAGGCCCAGGACAACGGACATGGCGACCAAGGGCTTGAGCCAGAGCTCAAGCATTTGGCCTTCGACGAGAAGACCGCCCTCGCCTGCGGTCGCAAGGTTGATCGTCTTGGACATCCGGGGACCGACCGTCTTCTCGAATGACGCCATGACGCGATCGAGGCCGCTCGTCTCGTCGGAGTACTTCTTCTTGATGGTGGAGCTTCCGCTGTCGCGCCCGGCCTTCGCCATGCTCCACAGGAAAGCGCCGAGGACCGGGTACCCGCTCGTGTGCTCTTTGATGACGTTCTGCCCCGCGATCAGGGCGGATTGTTTCTCGAATTGCGCTTCGAGAAGACTGTCGCGGTTCTTGAACGCTGCCTCGACCCTGTTCTGGACCTCTTCGTCCAGAAGCGGGGCGTACTTCAGGAGGTATTCGTCCTTCTGCGCCTGCGTCAGGTCGCTGACTTGAGTTCCCATGAGTTCTCCTATGAGCTCGGAATTGCGCCTGTGAGGCGGATGATTTCGTCTTCTACTCGCCCGGATATGTGGTCCTCGGCGAGTTTTTCGTAAGCTTCTGGCGAGGGATCGGGTTCCTCGGGAGCAGCTGGATCCGCGTCATCCGGCGGCCTCTTGGACATAGCTCCGACCAGCGATGCCACGGACTCCAGAATCTCCTTGTGCCTGAGGTCGGCGGTTCCTGCCGCGTCGGCGTCCGCAACCGTATGCGAATTTCGCTTCCATGGTTCACTGGCGATCTCGTCCGGCGACATCTCGAACAGCGCCATTCCCTTCGAAGGGTCCAGCGCCTTGATGATCGCCTCGGCGGTTGCGATGTTGACCGTCAGGAGGCCGCTGTCCTGCCGCCTGTAGCTTGCGGCCCAGTCGCCCACAACCCCGTGATCGATTCCGGCCGCCTTCGCCCTCAGTAGAGCGTCGCGGTTGCTACCGATGGGGACGTGCGAGGTCTCCAGGAGTTCCTGTTTGATGAAGTCGATCCCGAACGTTCGGCCCGAGTCCTCTGGCGCCATCTCAAATTTCAAGGGGAGGTATCCGACCGAGCAGGACGCTCCGGCGTCCTTGAGAGCCTTCGTCTCAAGGCGGAACTCGATCATCTCCTTGACGAAACGGGCCATGGGACCGGGTCCGAGCTTGAGTGTGTTAAAGAGCTTCTCGTCCTCAACTTCGATGTGGACGGAAACACCGATCCATTGACGCGGGTCGTGGAAGGCGAGCCAGACGGGAGCTTTTTTGTAGGCCTTGAGGTCGAAGCCTTTGGCGCGAATGGTGTCCCGGTCGCGGTCCACGGATTCAGTCGACGCGACGAATTCGAATTCGTCGGTCTTGGTCGTGGCTTTGACCACGAGCCGGTCGCCGTCAAAGTCGTGGCACACCGGGGTGCCCGAGTGGTCCGCGTCGAGGTTTTTGTGGACCAAACGGCGGAAGTCGTCCGCGCTCAAAACCGGAGGCAAATCTGTAGGAAGCTGCGCGCTTTTTTCCATGCCATCTGTTTTAGCAGGAGTCCTTGACAGAAGGGAACATCAGACATAGGATGCTAGAATGAAGAATGAAGTGAAGCAAGAGATCCGCAAGAGGCTCTACGATGACAGAGGGAGGCTCCTGCTGTACGGGACGAAACCGGAACCGCCTCCTCTCCGGAACGTCGGGGGGGAAGGACCCGATGACGCCGTTTTCGTCGGAATCTTCGCCGGTATCGTCTCCGCCCTTGCTTTCCTGTCTTTCCTGTCGATTGCGCTGGAGCTTTTTCAGTGACCTGCCCTCACTGCGGAAAGTCCCCCGAGGACCCCCTTCGCCCCGGGGCCATCATCGCGCTGCGCAGAATCGGGATGGGCTTGAGTCAGATGGACCTCCTGACCAGGGCAACCGACTACGCCACGGCCGCCGGGGACGAAGATCTCGCCGCCAGGATGCTTCGTCGGGATCAGCAATGGCTTTCCCGGATCGAGACGGTCAGCACCGGCACGCCGCCCTTCGCCGAGCTCGAAGCGCTCTGCGCCGTCCTTGACCTCGACCCGGCGAAGACGGCGAAAGGGGAGCGAGCGTGATAGACCGAACGAGCGTCAATCGTTTCGCCCCGTGGTTCGTCTGGATCGCCTCCTCCTTCTTGATCTACTGGCTTCTCTCTTCGATCATTCCGCGAGACTCTACCGATCGGCCTGGAGGGAGGTCAGGGATGATCCTACACGTCGACCACTTGACCGGGTGCCACTACCTGGCGCGCGTCTTTGGCGGCCTTGTCCCGCGTCTCGATGCGGACGGAAATCACATCTGCACCGGAGAACAAGGAGACGCGCCATGATGCTCCGGATGCCTCTCCTGGGCCAGCTGGATAGCGGTCTTGTTCGCGTCCTTTTGGCGCTCCGCCGACCTCGGTTTCGGCGTCATCGCCGGCGCCCTCATGTCCTTGGTCATTTTGTGGGCTCACGAAGCCGCCAGATCATGACCGGGTCTAGTTCGGCGTCGAAGATCGTTCCCTCCAGGGCATGGCCAAGGCCGCCCCGTCCGCGCCGGAGCGATCAGTGACCTCCCTCCAGTGGCTCAACGACCTGGCGCAGTGGCTCGGCCGAATCTTCCCGCGTCTTACCTTGGTCCCTCCGACTCACTGCGGCGTCATGTTCGGACCAAGGGGCGGCACCCTTCACAAGGGCTCCGGGCTTGTCCCATGGTGGCCGATGGTGCAAACTCTTGAGCAAGTAGACGTCACGGTAGGGTCGATCGACGTGGCCGCCGTCGCGATGCCAGCCAGCGGGGACGAGATGATCCCGCGAGTCAGCTTCGTCGGGACAGTCGCAAGGTTTCAAGTCGAAGATCCGTGCGTCGCGGTTCGCCGATCTCTCGACATCAAAAGGCTCGTGGATAACACCTGCCAGTCCGCTATCGGGACGCACTGGAGAGGAATAGACTCGGCAGACGTGGCGATCTCAAAGGCTCGTGACGAATCCATGGAAGACCTCGGGCAGTTCGGAATCTGTCTTCTATCACTGAGGCGGTCGCACCTCGGAACCGGAGTCGCTCTTTTCAACTTGGCCGACTGGACCAACACGTCCAAGGAGTGATCCGTTTCTACTCCTCGGGATCGAGGTGGCCGGTCCCGACTTCGAGCTCGTCCTGACCTTCGATAGCGCCGAACCCACCAACAGACCGCCGTTCGTTCCTGGTGAAGTCCCCCGGGATGGACGTCACCATCTCCAAGCGATCGTCGGCGCTCTGCATCGGCCGGAGCCGGAAATCAAGGATCCATCCCCCGGGATACTCCGGAGGCGCGGAGACGCGGCGCCCGTTCCTCTTGACCATCCGGTCCATGAAGAAACGGGACTGCAGCCAGGAACGCCTGGCCTCAAGGTCGGGGTGGATCCGGTTCTCCCGGAGCGATTCTCGGGAGACGAGGGAGCTTGCACGGTTCGCATCGTCGGTCTGTCCGATCGCGGCCGGGGGTACGCCCAGGACCTGGAGGATGTCGTCACGACGGTTCTTGAGGCTCGATTCGCTGTCCATGTCGGCGGGCGAGTGATCGAGCTCCTTGACGGTGACGCCAGCTGACCTGCTACCCGGTTGACCCTCGGGGTATCCCAAAATGAGGGACGCTCCGGCGTTCTTGGCACCTTGGATCGAGTGAAACTCATTCTTGAAACGCTCAAATTCCGTTGTGCCAAGGCCAGGAGCCATGATGATGTGCCGCATCAGAGCCCCGCCGTCCAGGAGCGCCGCCAGGTAGTCCGACATCGTCTCCTGGTGGTTCACCTCGTGCGCGGCTGCCTCGACCCTGCCGGCCGCTGACCCATAGGGATCGGATATCCTCGGCACCCGGAACCATGCCACGTCCTCCGGCTCGAAAAACTCACCCCCGAAACGAAAGTCGGGGCGCGTCGGCGTCGGAGGGTCGACTTCCAAGACCGGGAGCGGCCACCACCTCACGGGATGACCGAGCACCGGGTCCCGGAAGATGAGGTAGTAGAAAGACCCCACGGCGTCGATCGTCATAGCCTCCAGGCGGTCGACCTGCATTCCAGAGAGCTGGATCCACGGCGGACCGTCCTCGGTCCCCATCGCCAACATCGTCAGGAACGGGTGGTCGGTGACCTCGACGAGCTCTCCGGCATTGACGGCGTCGGACACAGCGACGCCGTGCGCACCCTTCCGGCCGGCTGCAGCAAGATCTCGCCGGCGAGCTCCGTCTACTCCGCGAGCGGAACGAAGCAGAAACCACTCCGCCTCCGCCTTCTTGCTGGCCACCGTGCCGCTGGCCAAGTGGACCCAGGGGTTGGTGTTTGACGTCGCCAAGAGTGCCGCGGGAGAAGCGGTGGCGCGCCTCCCGAAGGACGGACGTCCGCGGAGGCCGGCGCGCTCCGCGATGCGGGTTGCTTCGGGTGAGTCGATGGTCAGAGCTTTCGTCAGGGCTGACAGCATCAGGTGTCCTCTCGGCGCTCGACACGGACCGTCCCCTTCGCGCCCACCGCCGCCTCCAGCGTAAACTTCAGCTCGCCGAGCCCTGGCGTCCACCTGCTGTAGTGGTAGGTGAAAGGGCCACCCTCTTTCACGTAGTGGAAGTCCACCTCGACGCCGCCGTGAGTGACGACAAACCGAGTGGCGGCGTCAACGTCGAGGGAATAGAGGACCGTCAGGGCCTGCGGAGCCCTAGCGTCGGGTAGCGTGACAACGGCGTCCGTATTGGGGCCTGCCGGCGCGTCAAATCCGAGCTCTGCCATGCGGTCTCAGTCCCGCCCTCGTGATGGCAACTCTAGCGTCGGTTGGGATCGTTGGCGTGGGGACTGCCTCATGCCGTCAGGGTACCCGCACCCGGCCGAAAAAGTCAATGCCGAGTGGTTTGGCGGCCGTCTGCGGCACTGCCAAGACGGGCTCCCGAGAGAATCTTCTCTTGCTCTACGCGAGCCCTCCTGACGAGGACCCGATTTCTCCAAAACTGAATCGTCATCGGGCGGAAGAGACTCCGAACCTTCAGGGCGAAAACCCTGGATCTGGCAACTTGGTCGAGCACGGGTCCGGCTCGTCCCCATCGAGCCAGGTTTCTTCTGGACACCTCGTCGGCCATTTCGCCCAGCCGCTCTCGCGCCGCCCGTGCGAGGTCTGCGTCGAGGTCGAGCTCGAAAGGGCTCACGAATGTCCCCGACTCGTCCTTGAAGAGGACCATACCCCGGGCGTCCGCGACCCTCCGGAGCACGCTGCCGTGTCTGTCCTCGGGATGCTTCGATAGGATAAGTCCCATCATCTCATTGGCTCGTTCTTCCCGTTCCTGATCGTCCATGTCCTTACTCCTTTTCCGGTTCTTCATTCTTCTGAACTCCCAGCCACAAGAGCTCCGCCGCCCTCCGCAGCCCGATCCCGCCGAGGAGTAGGAGGCCGGTCCCAGGTCCCCAGACCCACCGTCCGGCCAGGTCGGCGAAGCCCCAGACGGTCAGGAGCCAGCCGGCGATGGTGGCGACGGCGTAGCCGCGAGGGCTCATTCGATCCAATCCTTGTCGAACCCTATTCGGAAAGCCTCGTCCTCCAATTCCAAGACCTCTTCCATCGATAGGAACCGCGGTTTCTCCGAGACCTCCTCCTCGTCTTCGTCCGAATCGGCACCTCTTGGTTTCTCAGGCGGCTCCGCGATGGTCTCCGGGTCCTGCATACGAATCGCGGCCCCACGCTCGATGATCTGCAAAGCCTCCGCCTCCACGTCGAGCCCTGACTCCAGGGTCTGGATTCTTCTCTCTCCCATCGCCTACCCCTTCGCCCTGTCGAGTGCCTGGAACCACTGGTCGATGATCCGGAGTGATTCCTTCCCTTCGGTCTCTATGAAGTGGGCGGACAATCCTGTCATCGCGGTCCTGATCGCCTCCACGGGAACGATCCCGTGCGCGTGTTCTACGGAGTGCTCTACGAGCAACTCGCCGGTCGGATGGATCTCTTCCGTCTCGAAAACGAACGCGATTGTCTCTGGCCAGCCCGGTTCGTTCAGCTCGACCGCGAGGAGGCGAGCGTCTTCGGGGAGCCCTTTCGTGACTCGTATCGTCTCTCCTGGGGCCATGACCCTGCCCTCGGTCGACAAATGGCGGATGAGATCCTCCGACCACCTGACCGTGACGCGGTTCGGCTCTGGACGAGTCGTCACGCAAGGCGGCCCGAGGCATCCGACAGACCCCTCGTAGCATTGACACGTCGCCATTCCGGCTCCTCTCAACAGACCGACCGGCTCATCCTTCGTGCTATGGTTCTTTTCAGACATCGGCGGTTACTCCTGTGGCCGTTGGTGTGGCGGATCCGGGTTGTGTGATCTCCCCGGGTCCGTCTTTCTACGCTATCACATGTCTTCGATGAAATTGTGAAGTCGGGTCGGTTCCGGCTCCTTCGCGGCGGTTCCCCCGGTTGCTCCGACGAACCACTCGCCGCCTGATACCTTGAACGCGTTGAAAAGAACGGCCATCGCGTCCGCCAGGTCGTCCTGACCCCCGGGCTCACCGGTGAACAAGTGAAGCCGATCGGCCGCCATTTTGTTCCAGGCGCCGGAAAGGAACAGAACCCCCCCAAATCCGTCACCGTCTGGATCCGGGCAGGCGCACACACCTTGTGTCGTGAACATGTTAACTGATTCGGACGGTACCATAAGTTTTCCGCATCGACGGCACTTCGCGGCGGCTTTCTGTGCGTGCTGGAGGGAGCGTGAGCGCTTTGGCTCCCTCTGGGATGCGAGATGAACAGTTATTCCGAGTCGTTCGAGATCCCCCTTCAGGCGTTCGCTGAACGCCTTCCCTACGGCTGGCTCATTGGGCAAAACCTGCTCCACACCCTTCCCGTCCCCGGTTGCGGTGTCAATCACCAGCTGCGCAAGGGCGGCGGCCGGAGGCGAGTACTCGACAGCGGACTCCCATAGCCACCTGTCCCCTACCGCACCACCGAGCGCGGATGCCGTCTTGTCAGACCCTCCCGCGTTGAAGTCCCACCCTCTGCCGCGACGCGTGGGCGCAGATATTATGCCGTCCTTGACGAGCTTCAGGACGGCATCGTAGGTCGGCAGATCAGCCAGTCCCACTCCGATAATCTGGTTCCACGCTTCGCAAAAGACGCCTCCGCCGGCGTTCTTCTCTGGCCGCTGGGAGTCGACTGCGTCGTAAAGCCTGGGATTGGTCCTGGCCCGGTCGTCGATTTGGACCATCACTGAATCTTCCTGGCAAAGCGGCTCTCCTGGGGACCTTGGATCGGGTAGGACTTGGCATTTCTCCGGGAAGGAAAACGCCTTGATCGGAGCGTATCCAGGAAGGCAAAGAACGGTCCATTCCTCGAGACCGTAATTCTCCAGCCAGACCTCGATCCTGCCCCATAGATCACCGATTGCTAACCGTTGATGCATCAAGATTTGGCACGGGTTGCGTCCGGACGCGCTGGCCTGGGCGCGCATCTTCCAATCGTTTTGCCACCACTCCCAAACCGCAGCTTGAACTAGCGGGGATTGTGCCGACTCGAAGCTCTTAAACGGATCGTCGATCACCCCAAGGTCCCATCCGAAGCCGAGATTTCCGCTCGCGACGGTAACGGCTCGGAAAGTCCCTCCCTCTCTCGTTTCCCAAAGGTTGACCGCGCTCGAATCTCCTTTTAGTTTAACCCCTGATCGGATGAGCTTGGCCCGGGCGTTTCTCGAGTGATACCTCAGGAGTGTGTCCTCAGCGCAGCTCAGGTACATCTTCGACCGCGGCTCGTTCCTCATTCTGCACGAAGGAACCCCCTGCGCGACGATCCGTGACTTCCAGGACCGCGGCGGAGCCATAATGACAAGATTTTCTACCTCTCCGTCGAGGACGGACTGGCAAGCTTCGATCATCGCCCCGACGTGCCACCAGTTAAGATGCGGACCAGGGTCCACTTCCTGAAGGTGCGCGCGCAGAGATACCCCGGTCGCCCCTGTAGGCCGTTCGTCCACCGTTGTCCTTGTTCTGGCTGCCAGGTAGTCGCGAACCCCAAGTTTTATTGCTGGTATCATCTCTCCTTCGTCGCGCCCCACCAGTCGCATACCATGTCCGACGCTATCAGAATCCGGCGAATCCGGCATCGAGCTTGATAAGGAACAGGACCGCCAGGTCGGCCTGAACCTCATTCTGATTCTGCGCGATCACCTGTATGTCAGCCATCAACGGGAGCGGGAACGGGTCGGCCGGCAAGGTTATGATGGGCTGGGTGGAGTCCTTGTTCCCCGTGAGCTCTATCAAAGGTCTCCAGCCATAGTTTAGAAGCCACCGGCGCACCCAGAATTGGCCGGCAAGGTTTCCGCCCATGCCCCCGTCCTGCTTGGAAAATGTTCCAGCTACGGCCAGGACAAACTCCCGCCGGCTGCCCCCGGTCGTCCAGAACGCCACCTCTGACCGTACTCTTCCCGGAAGGATCCGGGTGATGGTGTTACTGCCGATCGTCACGGTGATGATGCCCTCCGGCGTTCCTCCCGGCGGATCAGATGCCGGGACGCCGGATTCCCCCGTCTGGAAGATCCTCACCCTCCTCGTCCCGGTTCCCGCCAGCGTCGTGCCGATCGGGAGACCTGTAAGCGCCACCCCGTCCACCACGGTCCCGAAGACGAAACCATTGACCGGCGTCGTCCCGTTCAGCGGTAGCGTTTGCGTGAGGATGGGGAAGTCCGTGTTCTCCAACCCAGGCGGGTTTTCGTAGAGGACCTGAAGAAGCACCTCCCGAGCTCCTGACCCCCCCGCGGTGTCGTTCGCCGAGGACGACACGACCGACAACTGTCCCGCGGCCGTCGGGAACGGGTCGCAATCACCAATCGCGTCACCGAGGAGCCGGTTGTTCGCATTGCTCCCTTTGACTCGGCCGGTGACTGCGAAAAAGATTTGGGCGTCGGCCCAGGACACGGAAAGGGCCGCGACGAGCAGCAGCGATGAGACGATTCTGCGTGCAAACTTCCCGCCGTCTTCCCGTTGGTTGCCAAATTTCATGCCTTGTCTCCGTTCGCTGGGCTATCCGCCGCCAGGCTGATGGTCGTCGTCTTCCTCTTCTTCGTCGTCGTCCGTGCTGTTCCAAGGGTTATTCATTACCCGTCTCCTTTGTTTACAGGTGGATCAAGTCCAAGGCGGAGCTCAACTAGAGACATCCGTCTCTTGAGAGTGTTTACGTGAACGATGGTGTTGTCGAGTTGGTAGTCGGTCGTATCGGCAACCGTTTGCATTCTCAAACGGTCTTCCTTCGCAGCTCCCTGCTCGACCTGTAGCGTCACCACTAGCAGGCCTTGCTCGCTCTGTAAGGCGCCGAGAGTTGCGAGCGCAATTACGATCTCCCGGTTTTCCTTTCGGATTTCGCGGACCTCGACGACGAGCTCGGTGATCGCCTCCGCGACCGCCGTCCTTTGCTCGGCCATCGCCTTGAGCTCCATCTTGAGCTCGGCGGAGACGGACGCCACTGACGCCTCGACGGTGTCCAGTGTCTTGTCAGCTCCACCTGCGCCGATCGCCACAGTGATGAGCCAGGCCACGAAGGCGCCGACCAGTCCGGCTACAGCTATCCAGTGGACCGGGAAGGGTGGACTGTGGACTGTGGACGGTGGCACCGCCGGCTCGTCCGGAGCCGGGGAAGACGGGCGCGAGGGCGGCACTAGGACCGTCCTTCCTGTCCTGCTTCCGGCGAGCCTCTCTAGCAGTTCAAGAGTGGCCGCGCCGAGCTTTCGAACCGCTGAATCTTCGTCTTTTGTCCCGTTGCCCATCATCTTATCTCGTGTCCATGGTTGAGCGTTTCGCGATGGCTCGCGTCATCTCACTGAGACCCTGGCCGCCCACTTTCCGCCAGGCGAACTCCTGGCCCGGTTCCTTGCATGGCCGCATCGAAGGGAAGAGAGGTCTTTCCGCCTGGTCAAGTCCCTCCGGATCGTTCGGTTGGTCTTCCGACGCCAACCAAAAGCGCAGAGCGATCGCCGAGCCGCACGGTTCGGAGACGGTTTCTCCAGGGTGGAGCAAATTCCCCCGGCGGTGGAAACGACTGTTCCGAACTCGCACCATCCAAACGCCTCTTCGCACCAGTCGCAACACACTGTGCACGAACTACAGGCTGGCAGGTTGGTCATCTTAGCTCCACTATTTCCGCGCTCGCGGTGGCAACGTCGACCGCTATCCGGGGAGACTTAGAAGCCGCGGGAATCCCACCGAAGTAAGCGGACGACGAGAAGCTTTCAAGATCGTTGGGGTTTGGCCAGAAGAAGGTCTTAAGGCCGCGCGCCGGCCCACCCATCCATGCGTTTACCTTCGCAGAGTTTGTCGCCAACAAAAAGGATAACGGGATGTCGTTCTTTCGCAAGGGGAAGCGTGGTGTCCATGATCCCCCTCCGCCGACGCTTCTTGTCGTCGGGCTCAAAGGCTCGTCCGTCTTGGTATTCGGCGCGAGAACCTTGCCGACACCGATGTCGAGGCTGGCGGAAAGAAAGGCTGCCTCCAGAGCAGAATCCGGCCCGTTGCCTGACGTCGTATCGATGGTGATCCTACCGCTACGAATCACCGTCGGGGTGAAGCGGAAAGGGGAATGGTTCAACCGATTGACCAGGCGTAGCCGTTGGTCCTCCGTCAGGATGTCGGAATCCGGCCTGACGACACAGTCGAGCCCAGCTCCGGAATCAATATCCGCTGGACCGACTCCGACGGGTCCGTCCCACAGTTCGATCTGCATTCCGTCCGGAGGTTGCAGGTTGTTCCCTCCGATGACCAACGTGTCGATCATCTCATCCTCTCCGAAGTCGAACTCCACGATGACGCTTCCGCCTCCGAGATCGGCCGATAACCACGCGGTTGCGTGGTCATCGTCGAGCATGCGGGAGGCTTCCGCGCCAACCTCTTCGGAGTCAGCGGTAACCGTCAGGCTGCCGTTCCCTTGCGTTCTCGCCAAGAAGTTGGGCGGGATCCCGCACAGAAACGAGGTGGACAGCGGATCGAATGGAACGAGCGATCCCATCACACTGTCCGTGGCGGATTCTGTACGCGCTCTTCGACGAGATCCCTCAAGGATTGCGTCCGTGCTTCGGAGCTCAGGATCTCGGCATACAAATCATCGTTCTTTATCCTAAACTCCTCCATCACCGCCTTGTCAGCATCCGATGAGCCCGCGCTAGTGAGTATTTGATCGTTTAGGGCAATAATCAGAGCTGTCGAGACTTCATCGATATCGCCGCGGTCTACAGCATCATCAGGATGCCCCCGCGTCTCTTTCTTGCCGCTGATCCCGTCCTCCCACGAAATTCCTCTGTGATAGGCGACTCCAGCGAACCTCCGGACCTCTCCTGACGACAAGGTCAGCAACGCGTGGCCTTCGTCATCGCCCCCCCATCTCGCCTTAAAGCTCTCTCCTCTTGATGTCAGTTCTACCGTTGCGCCACCTAAAGAACCAAGGGTTATAACTACTCTGCTCATTACAGACTCCCCGCCGAGTGATCGTGAATGATGTTTTTACGAGTCGTTCCACCGTCAGTGCTCTTCGCGCAAATGTCCCCACTGTCTCCGAATCCTGTTCCATCGGATAGCCAAAGGATCCCCGCCCCTTCCGCAGGGTCGGAAGGTTCAGCGGTCTGTTCGGTCAGTCCTTGGCTGCCGCTGACGACGAGGTTCCCCGTGATGTTGACTTCGTCCGCCACATCGGTGGTGCCATCGGGTTCCACGCCGACCAGGAAAAGATTGTTCTGAGCCGTCCCCCCGACCCTCATCGGGATCAGATCGCCAGTCTCGTTTTTGAATTGGAACTGGCCCACCGCCTGCGCCCTGAAGATCCACTCTTTGCCGCCCACGGTAGAGGCGTCCAGATTGAGGGCGGCGTTCCCACCCGTGGGAGCGACTACGATGAGTGGGGACTCAAGAATATGCGCCAAGGCCTGGGCAAGAGACAGAAGCTCGCCGGGGGGTTGAGATGGTCCGCCGAACGCGCTGTCCTGGACCGGCCACTTGTGCGTGTCGAGGGGTGTCGCAACGTCTGGGAAGCTGTCGTATTCCGCCATGGTGATGAATTCCTAAAGGTTGAGAAACTCTCCGTTCAGTGTGACGGGTTCGCCGTTCAGGGTCAGGGTTTGCGATTCGGCTAGGCTCATCACCTCAAAAAGCATTGTATCATCAGTCGAGAATTCTATCGACTCGACCACAGAGTCCTGACCGGCTTGCCAGCCCTTAATGGGGTCAAGACTGAACACGCGAACCGTGTCCCCCGTCACGGTCTCATAGAGCCGCATAGTCACGACGGGGACCTTGGTCCATTCCCGGTCCGCAAAAATGAGAGATGCCATCTTGTCGATGGCGGCGTCGGCCTCGGCCCTCTCCTGGATAGCCGATGGGATCGGGTCTGCCAAGTCGACAGCTCGCTCGCTCGCGTTGGCGTTATCCCGGGTTACGGTTTGCCCAGGGGCTTCCCATCTCGCGCGGTTCACCTCGGGAACCGCCGTTACCGCAGCGTCCCTGTCCTGAGGGCTATCGTTCTTCGCGTACAAGAGGGAAATGCTTCGAAGTTCTCGGCTCATAGAAATGGTTGAAACTCCGGCGTGATCAAATTCATTGATCTCGTCGTCTGGAACTCCCGGCAGTTGATACCCAAAAATGCGAAAGCTTTCCGTGTCTGGAACCCACTGGAAGCCGTTGGGTATCAAAAGTGTGTTGAGAAACTTCCTGGTGGATATCGATCCACCAAGCTCAGTGGACAACCCAACCGGGGCAAGGTTCAGAAAGCTCGATTCCTCGGTTACGACTCCGGTAAAGCCAAAGCGGCGCTCGAGGACGGCCTTGAATAGTCCAAGCTGTGACTCTTCCTCTCCCGTTGTTCCTTGGTAGCCTGAGGCTGTCACGGTTATTCTTCCGAGGTCTGGAATCTCTCCCCGGTCCAGGACTGCTATCCCTAGTTCCTCGACGATTTCGGCGGCGAACTTTCCAGCGCCTGTGATCGGCGTTCTGATAGTTCCCGGGTTGTTTAGGTTTGGAGGAGCGGGACCACCTAGACCCTCGACGGTTGTCAATACCTGGTTGTCGTCAGAAATATCCTCTACCGTAAAGATTCCGTTCGGTTCGCCGCCGGCAAAGATCAGTTCTATCGACTGACCCGGGAGGTCACCGTCGGGTTCCAGAATGTCAACGAAGCTCAATTCGGGCTGTCCGGCGCTGATCGTTATCTCGTCGGTGGTATTGTCAAAGTCGAAATTACCTTCCTTCACCACGTCCCAGGTCATCGGCGCTTGCTTTGATCTTATTTCGTGAACCTTGAAAAGAACTTCGGTGATTATTTTCGAGTCGAACTCCGCTCCGCTGTCGGTCGTGGGCACGTTGTCGGCTCTGCCGTAACTTATCGGGATGGTGCGCCCGACGATGCCGTTGGCGTTCTCTGTAAGCGGGCCGTCTCCTACTGACACCCGGCGAGATGGGGTGATCTCGGACAGGGCTGCCAGGTCGACGCCTCCGTCTTCGTCCACACTTCCTGCAAAAGGCGTCGCAAATCTCCATAAATGTTCTGGTCTAATTGCTTCGGTTGCAGCCCAAGAGCGGGCGCGCCTCATGTTGATGGTTGCGAGCGTGAACGCATCGTTGTGCGTCCTAGCTTCCGCCGTGATAATACCCCACGGTGGACCAGCCGTGATAAAGCTTGGCCCCAGGAAGGGACTTCCTATCGTGAGCCGGGCCGTGCCGCCGGCGGCCGATACCTTCGCCGCGAGGGTGAACGACCCAACGAGGGATACGTTTCCGGCCGCGCGACCCTCTCCCGCGTAGACGTTGACCGTTTCTCCGTCCGTCTCAATCACCATGTGGACGGAAAACCACCCGTTGCGAGGCGGAATGAACCCGGTTGCGAACCGCTCCGCCTTGGCTATTAAGGTCAGGTCTCCGAGCGCCGCCAAGAGCAAACCCCACGAGCATGTCGTGATGGACGTCTGGTCGCCGCTGAGGACTATAATCCCGTCTGAGGTGAATTGTGGCGACGGGATGTCGTCGGCCACCCCGATCCATGTGAACGTATAGCCAGGGAACCCCGGCGCCGACCCGTCGACGTCGAACGCCGTAGTAGCGCTGGTTTCGAGCCAATTCCCCTGTTGGTCGTCGCTGCCTCCCGGGGTGAATCCGGTACGACCGATGTCGTACCCCCCGAACTTGTTCAGCTGCAAAGGCTCGTCGAGGTCGAGCTCTTCGTCCCTGTACGTGACCTCGATGACGTGTCCACCCTGGAGGGCTCGCGTGTCCGTGATGATCCCACGAACCGGGATGTCCCGATCGTCCCAGTCGAAGGCGGATCCGTCGATCTGCCCTGGTCCCCATCCGCAGAGGTGGAACTTCTCGTCGAGCTCGACGCTTTTTAGCCTACGGGTCATCGCGGCGTCGGGACGGAACTTCCACCGATGCTCGCCGGCGCGCGAAGACGTCGTCCCCCAGAAGGAGCGATCGGAGTTCCCCTCCGATCGCGCGATGGCTTCGACCCACTTGACGGGGGACCCGTCGACCCACCCGTCCCGGTAATGGATGACGGCGCCGTTGACCACGGCTCGATGGTTGTGGCCCAACATGAGGTGGAACTCGACCAGATCCCCCGTGAGCGTGTCATGCCCGCCGAGGACGACTACCCACCAGGCGTCGGCGTTGGGGTGGATCCGGAGCTGGGAGAAGATGCTCACGGTCTCGACGGCCCCGTCAATAGAAGGCGGCGGTTACGTCGTCTCCGCCGGGAGCGCCAAACCGCAACGTCAACCAGCATGACGGATGGGGCCCTGTCCCGGGTCTCACATTGTTCAATTTCCGCCGCGACCCGGCCTAATGCCGTGAGCAACTGGGCGCCGGTGCGGAGATTGAGATATCGGACCGGGTTCAACGCGAGCTCCTTCTACGCCAGGCCGGTGAAACCGCGTGGCCGGTTCGGTGGGTCGGCAAGGTGGCGTGGTGTGGCGTCGCTGCGTTTCATCCGGTCGTCTCAGGTGACACGGGCGGGAGCGGCGGTCCAAGTTTCCCGCCGCTCCCTTCCGACGGCCGGCGGGGAGGACGTTCCCGCCGCGCCGAAAGAGACCCTACCACGAAATTTCTCCCGTACGGTCCACGGAGTGATCCGCGGCTAGGCCCCTAGCCCAGGACGCGCGGTCGTAGCGTGGCAGTGGTGCCGCGCAAGCGGAGCGTCCTACTCCTCGCCTGTCCGCTCACGCGCTAGACGGCACCACAGCTCCCCGGCGATCCACGGGACGAGGGGTAGCAGCATCCCCGCGAGGGCCACGACGGTCAGGAAGAGGGGATGATCCGTCATCCCGGCTCGTCTCCATTCCAGGGGCGCGACTGTGACTTCGCCTCGATCCGATCGAAGACCTTCGTCAGGAGGACGGCCAGGCCGACGAAGCACCCGACGCCGACGAATCCGGCGATCTCTACCGCCAAAGCTCGGCCGCGATCTCCCGGCTGAATCACCTGCGTCCCTCCCGTGGCGCGGCCTCCGGGTCGAACCCCAACATGCGCGCGATGAAGACACAAGGGACCGCGATGAGGAAGTACGCCGCGCAAAGACAGAGGATCGCCGCCCGTCTCCAAGCGTTGTGGTTCTCCCATGACCAGGGGTCGTCGGGCCGTGGCCAGCTATTCGGAGAGCGGCCAGGGCGACGGCCCATCTCAGAGTTCAAAGTCGACCCCTTCCGCGGCCTCTAGGCGTTCGCCGATCACCCACTCCTCGATGTCGATCTCGGCTTCCTCCAGTTCGCAGCCTGTCTCACTGATTAAATCATCCTCGACTTGGTCGGCCTCTTTTTGGGTAGCCTTGACGGCGAACACGTGGCCGCGCGCCGTGACCAGGAAGACCTTGGGCGGTTCGTCCTTCGGCATCTCCGCCAGCATCCGAACGATTTCCCCCGCCACCATTTGGAGCCCGTAGTAGGACATGCCGGAATCTTTCATCCTTCCCCTGATCCACGTCGCCAGCGTCGCGAGCGCCTCACGGTCGGTCATACTACCTCCCATCGGAGTGTGTCAACGCCTGAAACCTGACACAGTTTTCGGAAAGCCATTGCGTAAACGAACGGGACCTGTCCGTCCCCAAGGGCTTCAATGCGCTCCACTCGGTCGGCCACCCCATGAGCCACTCTACCCAAGTCGGGTTCAGCGGGCCACCTGGGATGACTTCCTTCAGGTCTCGACCGCGACGCGCCAGAAGTTTCTCCCGATCCTTGAATGCCCCGCCCGTACCGTCGCTTCTCTTCGGTGTCGGGAAGCTCTCGGCGTAAGGCTTGCGGAGCACGCCGTTCCCCGCCGTCCGGGCTTGCTCCTGATCCTGGATCGTCAGCATCGAAGCGGTGGGGGTTGGGAACCCTTTTCTCCTCAGACGCAGAGCGTCTGACTCCCGGATACCAATTACCGCCCCGAGGAGAGTCAGATTTCCCCTCTGATGTATCCTCGATGTTCCGGCGTCTGCCTTCTTCGGGGTGGGCCATCTCCTCGACATCGTCTCCAGGCTTGGCCTCCCCCGGCTCGCCACGTTGTTCCCCGTTCCATTCCCCGAGCTCCCGTACCTCGCGACGGAAGGGGTCGGGAACTCCGCGACGTGTGGCCAAGATCCAGAGGCGGTCCCTTTGGTGAGGGGCGCCGACGGAGGACGCTGAAATGCAATCCCAGACCGCATCATACCCGCTCTCGGCCAGGTCTCCGAGAATTCGTCCAAAGTACCAGTGAGCAAGGAGAGCTGGTACGTTCTCCAGGAAGACGATTCCCGGTCGTACTTCGCGAATGACCCGAATGGTGTCGGGCCACATGTTTCGACTGTCGTCCTCGCCTCGTCGCTTTCCGGCGGCGGAGAACGGCTGGCAGGGGAATCCTCCGCTGATGATGTCGACTCGTCCGCGCCATTTGGTCCCGTCGAATTGGCGGACGTCTCCGAATATCGGGAATTCGGGGAGGAATCCGCCCCGTTGGCGAGCTCGGAGTACGTCCTGGCGGTACTGGATCCACTCGACGGCGCAGACGCACCGTTGCCCGATGAGCAACCCGCCGAGGATTCCGCCGCCAGCCCCGGCGAAAAGTTCAAGCGTCCGTTTTCCATTCACTACTCGCCCGATCTTTCCCGCCGGATTCCGCGTAGGCTGTCATCGCCAAACTTAAAAGCGTCCCATCTCCCGCGGCAGACGTCGACCTGGTGTTGTTCGAACGTCACGAACGAGCGCAGCTTCCTTCTTTCTTGCCGCGCCCACTCAATCTTCCCCTCAAGGTCGACGACGTGAGCCAGGCAACCGCCTTCGATCTCCGTTCGGATCACGGCCTTGTCTTCCTCGCACGCCTTCGCTTCTTCCGTCAGCCGGTTGACCGAGTCGTTAGCAAGGACGTATCTCGTCTGTTCGTCGCCAAGGTCTCTGCCGAGATTCGCCACCTCTTCCTCGAGAGATGCCACCTCAGCTTCCAGGGTTCCGACAAGGTCGGGGTCGGAGCCGGCGCAACCCCCAAGGGTCAGAGCCAAAAGTGGAAAGATAAACGCTATCCAATTAGTTTCCATTTTTCGTTGCATCGGTTTCTCCTTGCTTGCTTGTGTTTATGGACCGGGGTTTACCACGACACCACTTCAATCGTCGATTGACCACTCGGAGAGTAAAGCCTGATTTCGCCACCGCGACCGGATACTTGATCACGAACCATGTCGAGCGCGTTCAGGCGGTCCACGGGAGTCCCTCCGGCCTGCGCCCACTCGAGGGACGCGCGAACGTCAAAGGTTTCGACCCACAAGAGAGGCTTGCCCTGAGTATCGACCGAGACCCAAAAGTCCGCGGAAGAAAAAGTGTCCCCTTCGCGCCGGTACTGGGCGATGACTTGCAGTCCACAGATCATTTCTTATCTGACCACCATTTGAGAACTGCGTCAAACTCATCACTGATACCCGGCGCGCGCTCGTCAATCGCGCCGGCCAGCTCTCCGAAAAGTACCATGACTTCTCGCGTGACGATCAATTGGGTTGCCGCGTCCAACCCTAGAAGCTTGCTGAGGCGAGCGCTGATTTTCTCCAACCTGTCAATGCATTGAAGCCTCAGCTCTGGGTTGTCCTTTGCCGACAAGAGTATCGCAGTCACAATCCTGGTGCGATCCTCCGCCCGTGCCGTTTCGATGTCCGTCCACTTTTCGATAAAGCCTTCTGTGTCAGCTGCCCATTTCCTAAGAACCTTCGCCTTCATGCGGCAAGCCGCTGCGGCTGATAGGCCCGGGTTATCGTTGGCAATCTGTCTTAGAGTGAGACCAGACAGGGTTCCCTCCCAGACGATCAATTCGTGCTTCTTCCTGATAGCCTTTCGCTGAGCCTTCAAAGCGTTTTGGTGGTCTGAGGCTTTCGGGTCAATGTCTCCTGTTGTTCGGTGGTGCCGCTCGTTCCACGCTTTCTCCACCCTCGTGAAGATTGCTTCGAGCTCATCGGGCTCAACATTCAGATCGTCCGCAAGGTTGTAGATTGCTCTCCCGGGCGACGATGCAAACCTGACCACATTCGTGACCTGATTGTTGCCGATTGCGCTATCTTCGATTGCTGTTCTTTCGTTTTCCATGTTCACTTATTACTGGCCATCCATTCCATGACTGCGTCAAACTTCTCTTTAATCTCCGGTGCGCGCTCATCAATCGCCGCAGCTATTTCTCGAAAGACATCACCGGCCATGATGTGCGCTTCAATGGTCAAACGATCCTTCTTGCCCCAACGCTCTGGATATTTCCTTTCGAGGAAGGTCATTGCCGCTTGCCACGAGTCGTCCATGTGGACACGTACTTTCGACACCGCGTATTCCTCGGCGGTCGCAATGGCTTCTTTTACGTCCTCAAAGAACTCTAGATAAATTAGCTCTCCGTCTGGGACCCTTTTCCCCGAATTTCTCAGGGCCAAGGCTTCCTCTCCTCTCCCCTTCCAGTTGAAATAGGTCTGCTCGGATATAGCCGATTTCATCCACGCGATATTCTCGTAATTTCCTTCTTTGATGATGTCTACGATCTTATCGTGGCGTTGCCGGGTAAGCCGGGTCGGCTGTCCGGGTCCTCGTTTTTTCTTAGCCATGATTCCTCCGGTGGGTTGAAGCGCTTGGCCATGGCAGGGATTGACGCGTCAGAACTTCGTCCCATTCACCACGAAGTCCGCAGTCCATACACCTGCGTCCTTCGCAAGTGTGGACGATCCTGTCGAGCGGATGAGGGCAGTGCTTTTGATCCCCGGTCATTTCTTGTCCGCCATTTCCCCCGCGGCCAAATCTTCCGCGATAGACGAAACGCTGTATCCCGACCTACCGGACTTGTCAATCAACATAGCAATCCTGGCCGATAAAGGAAGCGGTGCTCTTGACGGGAATGAGACTCCACAGTAAAGACACCTGCGGTTGCTGTAGTCGCCAGTCCTTTGACAGTCTGCACATTTGATCATTTCTTCGTTCCTTTCGGGTACGGTATTCTTGGACATCCGGCGCAAACTCCCCACGAGTCGAGCTCCCTGTCCCTATCGCAGATGATGCACCGGACGACCCTTCTCATCGCACAGACCTCTTTAAGTGGCGACGGACCGCCTCGAGGACGTCGCTGTCTTGCGTCTGGTCCAGGCAGTCGAGGCACATCCACCGGACGTCAAGAGGATCGCCCCGGAACGCTGCGCCGTACAGACGAACCGACGGAATCCCCGGCCAAGTAATCTTCCTGCACGGGAAAGCGTTGCAAGGCTGCGCCGATCTACGACATACGATCGAAGCAGAAATGATCAAAACGTGCTTCCCGGGTTCTTCATGGTGTCCTCGGTCCAAGAAGCACGGCGAGACGCTTCATCATTTCCCGTCCTTTGACATTGTTTCGCCACGCCGATCTCCGATCCTCTTCGGCGGATCCCGAAGTTGCCGTTTGTAACCGGCGCCCACATTCCAAACAATTGACGTCCTTGAATCCGGCCGCCAGCGCGCCCTCTCGCATAACACTTCTCATGGCGCTGTCCATCCGGTCGGCCTTCCGTCGTCGCCAAGTTGGTAGGTGTAGCCGACGTAGAGCGGGCTGACGTCATCCGGGTCGTTGTGCGGTCCGTAGTGGGCGAGGTCGCATCTCATGCAATTGGTCGGCATCACGAGCCCTGGCGTCTCGACGGCCTCGCCGCACGTTCCACAGTCCCCGTTTCCCGCCGCCTTCGCGTAGTCCGTGGCGCCGCCGGCCGCCACCAGCTCGGCGCGATCCTTGGCTCGGTCGATGACGATCGTTGGGGTGATCGTCCGCCAGGCGCCGGCGATTGCCAGCCGGTAGACGTCGACGACGAACGCCCCGTAGGTGGGGACGAGCTTCGCCAGCAGTGTCAGCTCCGCCTTCCAGGAGGCGGCCGGCTTGGCAGGTCCTGGCATCGTGGTCATGCGGTCGCGCAGCAGGTCGACGGTGAGGCCGACCTCGGCGAGCGATTGTGGGATCCGGATCTCCCCCGGGTCCGGATTCTTCTCTCCACTTCCACCCGGGGGGGGAGGGGTCTCTTTCCCTCTCCCTCTGATCTTTATCTCCCTCTGCATCTCCTTCTGCTTAGGTCCACTTTTGTCCACACAGTCCACAGAGTCCACGGGGGTGTCAACAGGGCTGTCCACAG